GTTCAGAGTCCCAAATCTTTCCCCAAATATGATAAGCTTTGTCCTTCTCCGCTAGAAGTTTTTCAACCCAGACTTTTTGTGGGATTTCAGTATACATCTTGTCGTCAGCTAATTTCTGTGCAAAATATGCGTCTAAAATTACCCACTTTTTGGCAACTTTGGGTTGTTTGTCGTGGTTATTGATTATGTATTCTGATTGACTTCTTGTTGGGTAGAATTTTTTATTTACTTGGGATTTCCTTTGTAGTTCCAAGATATAATTGTTATACCCCTCATATTGTTCAAGAAGTGTTAGTGCTTTTGACTCGAGTGATATTTCTGATAAGCTCATTTTACTTCAATGTGACTTCTACCGTCAGACCAATAACTTTCATCACCATAATAAGTTGTGACTTCCTCATCTTTCGAAATTGGTTTTGTTGCTTTAAATCTTAAAATGTCTTTGTCCAAATCGTCTTCCCATGTTGCGTTATAGTTTTCGGAATGGTTATATAGTGAACCATATCCAAGAGCAATAACGTGGTTTTGCCAATTCTCTCCTTTTGGAAATACAAATGTATAGTCAATTAAGGTGTAGTTTGTTTCTCCTCTTTGAACAGGTAATCTAAGAATCGGACACTCTTCAATAACCTCACCCTCGTTTATGTCTTCACATGCGAAAACCCCCCAACCGTGAATTGAACTTTTTCTTACTTGTAGTTTTGTATTTCTTTGAATTTCCATTTGGATTAAATATAATAAACTTAAAAGTATTTATCAATATAAACAAGTTCAGCTGACTATGGCAGAGAAATTAGTTCCAATTACAAGACTCGGTAAATTTTTTGGCGGTGAGGATTACGCTCTCGACATTGGTATGGGTGAGGAGTGGTTAATTGGTGATATGAATTTCACCGTAATTTTATATAGAATAGATAGATACAAAACCAAAACTGATGATGTATATGGTGAAGTTTTGGAAGATGGTATTCAGTTCTTAGCTCCCGTTGAATTGAAGGGTTACGTTCAGGTTATGGCTCCTACAAATAAAACTGTTGGTAACTCTAGAGTTGAGTTACAAGAACCAGGTAATATGAGATTTAGTATTTACCAAAAAACTTTGGATGACATGGGTGTTGATATATTCATGGGTGATTATTTTGGATATTATGAAAGTGAAGATAGAGTAAGATATTATGTTGTTAGTGATGATGGATATGTAAAGTCAGACAATAAACACACCTATGGTGGTTACAAACCTTTCTATAGAACTGTTGTTGCCACATGGGTTAGTGAAAACGAATTTAACGGAATCTAATTATGAGATTTATTTTAAAAGAATCACAATTGGGTTTTTTATTAGAACAAATATCCTATGACCCAAATGTTGAAATCATACAAAAGTATCTGATAAAAAAGGGGTATGATTTGGGTAAGTATGGTCCAAACAAAGATGGAGTGGATGGTAAGTTAGGACCTTTGACAAGAGGTGCGATGGAACAAGAGTTTGGTTTGAAAATTGTGAGAAAAGGTTCCTCATCACAAAAAACATCTGGTGAGTATGATGCAATTTTAGTTGGGGGGTTAGATAATAGGTCTGGTGACTTAAATATAGATTCACAAGTAAGTTTATTGAAACAGGGGATTGGAACTGAAAAGAATGTTAAAGGTTTTAGGTTTAACACACCATCCTCTACAATTATAGATTTTATCAATAAAAACCCAGGAATCCCGATTTATCTTTTCAGTGCGGGATGCAGGAAATCTAATGAGATTTCAAATGTCTTGGGTCAAAATAAAAATAACTTGTTCATCATTGAGCCATATGCTGCTGGAAGTGAAACGAAAAATAATGTAAGAAATGCTGTGAACAACGGAGTTCCTGCTTCAAATGTTTTTGTTGGAAACTCAGTCGGGAGAGGACAAGGGATTGTGATTGGGGCGAGTTCATCCAAGTCAGACTCTCATTGGAATGCACTTAAAACTGTGGGTTCAATGACTAAAAATAATTAATATGCCATTACCAAAACAAGTCATACCAACTTTACCATTAGTTCCCAAGAAGACTCTTTCTGCAAGGAGGGAGCAACTCTTAGAATATATTAATAAGGATGGGACTTATCTTCCTAAATCAGTATTACATGCGGATTTGGACAGAGGTATGTTGGACTTTGTAAAAAACGATTTGAAGGTTGTTACTGGAGGTAAAACTGTTCCGATGATTGACATACTATTGACAACACAAAATTGGAGTCAGTATGTTGAAACTGCAACATTTGTTAACTTAGATTATAATGTCGAACCTCCATTCGTTACTGTTGTGAGAAATCCTGAGGTGAAATACGGAACCAATCCATCTTTACAATACACAATACCAAACAGAAAACAATTTTATTATGCATCTGTTCCGACTTGGAATGGTAACGAACAAGGTATGGACATATATACAATTCCACAACCAGTTCCTGTTGATATTAATTATAGTGTGAAGATTGTGTGTAACAGAATGAGAGAATTGAATCAGTTAAATAAAATTACACTTCAGAAGTTTTCTTCGCGTCAAGCCTATACCTTCATAAAAGGGCAGTATGTTCCGATAATTATGAACAATATTTCAGATGAATCACAAATGACATTGGAGTCAAGGAAGTATTATGTTCAATCATATGATTTTACAATGTTGGGTTACTTGATTGATGAGGAGGAGTTTCAGGTGAAACCAGCCATTGCTCGCGTCGCTCAAGTTGTGGAACTTGACACATCTACGATTAGTAAAAGAAGAAGGAAGTTTCCTGAAAATCCTGACGAGTTTTTGTCAAATTTTCAATACGTGGTTGGTAATGACTCTTTGTCTGAGTTCATTGATTTCACTGCAGATATGACTTGGGTTGGTTCTGAGAACATCTCTAATTTTGATGTCTTTATTAATGGAGATTATTTCGGTTCGAATGTTAATAAAATACAAATAACAACCAACGACATTCTTACAATATCCGTAATGAAACAAGACAACCTGAAAGAAGGTTCTATAAAGTTTGATAGTAAGTTGGTTTAGTCCTCCCCATACAAATCTTTCTTTTCTTTACACTTCTCTAATATTAAATTTTCTAAGAATTTATAAATCTTTATCCCCCTTTTATCACAGTATTTTTTCAATACCTCGTGAACCTCAGGTGCTATCTTTATATTCTTTATTTCTTTCTTTTTATTCATAGGTAGAAAAAAGGTAGAATTTATTCTCACCATTTACAAATAGATATTCAAAAGTCAAGTTTTTTCATTCAGATTAGAATATTTATCATTAAAATAAATCTGCATAGAATAATTTAATAATGGCAACAGCACAAGCAAATCAAAAAGTTTATGTTTCACCTGGTGTTTATACCTCTGAAACGGATTTATCATTCGTGGCTCAGAGTGTGGGTGTTACTACGTTAGGTTTAGTTGGGGAAACAATTAAGGGTCCCGCATTTGAACCGATTTTTATAACGAACTACGATGAATTTCAGGCATATTTCGGGGGGTCCGAGCCTGTAAAATTTGTTAATACACAAATCCCTAAATATGAAGCGGCTTACATTGCCAAATCTTACTTACAACAATCTAATCAATTGTTCGTAACAAGAATCCTTGGTCTTTCAGGATACGACGCAGGTCCGTCTTGGAGTATCAAAGTTGTTGCTAATGTTGACCCAACTACGGTTGGTTTCAATCCTGCAACAGCTACCCCTTGGGTGGTAAACTTTACAGGAAGTTCGACAGGGAATACAATTTCTTTTCTTAATTCATTCCCTTCACAAATTAACAATTCGTTGACTTCACTTTATAGAATGAGTGACGGAAGCACATCTAATATCCAATCCGATATTTTAGGGTTTGTGAAAGATGTTCTAACAACAAATTCATTGTCTTCAACAACTGCAAATGTATATGGTGCAATTCCAGAAAGTGACTATTATAGTTTGTCTACAGGACGTAACTTAGTCAACGTATATAATTGTGATAATATAAATTATCCTCTTAATGATTTAACAAGTGGTTTGAATGATTCTTGGTTCTATGCAAACTTTAACAACTATTCCAATGATAACTATTCAGGTTATTCTATGGACTATATTGTTTCATCAATAGCAACAGGAGCTTCTAATAGTTTCTCGGGTAGTATTTCTGGTAATGTATATACATGGTCAGGAACTGCTTTCAGTGAATATAATAACATGGTTGTAGCGACAATCCGTTCAAGAGGTATATCACTTTTTGAAAATAGTGCAGCAAGTAATGCTCACGGTCCAATTTACGAGGTAAACTCGGGTGGAACTGTTTCAGGATTGAGTGCATTAACTATGGTTTGTTCGGGACAATACTCAGGGGTTACAATTAATCCTTACGAAACCTTCTTGTTATCAGGTATAACGAAAGATAATGATAATTTCAGTTTTGAAGTTTCATTGTCGGCACTTTCTTCTAAGTTTATAACTAAAGTATTAGGGACGGACAATTTCGGAAAATCTAGACAGGAGGTTCCTGTATTCGTTGAGGAAGTTTATCCAGCTTCTTTGGCTTATGCTTATAATCAAAGTTATATCCGTGGATTAGATTGTCAGTTGATTGGTTTACCTGGAGCAAGAACAGAAGACCCAAGTTCAATTGCTTATAACGTAGAAAAATATCAATCACCTATGACACCATTCTTGGTTTCAGAGTTGAGAGGTAATAAAGTTTATAAATTATTCAGATTCATATCAATCTCTGATGGAGATGCAGCTAACGTTGAAGTAAAAGTTTCAATCGCGAACTTGTCTTTTAACAACATGACATTTGATGTTTTAGTTAGAAATTTCTTTGACACCGATGCGAACCCTGTTGTGATTGAGAAATTCACAAATTGCACTATGGACCCAGCTTCAAATAACTTTGTGGCTAAAAAGATTGGTTCTTCTAATGGTGAGTTTGCTTTAATATCAAAATATGTGATGGTTGAAATGTCTGAAGAGGCACCAATAGATGCACTTCCTTGTGGATTCTACGGATACACTCAAAGAGAATATGCATCTGTTAGTAATCCATCTCCTGTTCCAAAGTTCAAAACAAAATACTACTTCCCTGGTGAAGTTATCTATAACCCACCTTTCGGTGCAGCAACTGGAGGTGATAATTTAGTCGAGTCACCTGGTGATATAGTGAGAAGAAGTTACTTAGGTTTTTCAACTCAGTTCGGAATTGACGAATCATTCCTTTCTTATAAAGGTAAACAAAATCCACCTTCTTGGGTCATTGCTCCAATCCCTGTCGAGGGTGCTACTTGGAACTACTTAAGTAAAGGTTTCCATATGGACTCAGGTGCAACTGTAGTTACTATTGGTAATGTTTATCAAACAAGTGGAACACCGGCATTTGAGTGTGGGGTTGCTGATTTCAGATTTGACCCAGAAACACAAGAAAATCCTTACTACTTTATCTACTCAAGAAAATACACAGTATGTTTCGCTGGTGGGTTTGATGGTTGGGACATTTATAGAGAATATAGAACAAACCAAGATAGATTCCAATTGGGAGCATCAGGTTACTTGGCGGGTGCATCTGCATCATCAAGATATCCTTCAGCAACTGGTCAAGGTTTATTTAAGAGAATTGTGGTTGAAAACAATACACAAGATTTTGCTAACACTGACTATTATGCTTATCTATTAGGTATTCTTACGTTCAGAAATCCTGAAGCTACTAATATCAATGTATTTGCAACTTCAAGTATCGATTATTACAATAACTCAAACCTTGTTGAAGAAGCTATCGACATGATTCAGTTCCAAAGGGCTGATTCTGTTTATATAGCAACGACACCAGATTATAACATGTATACTCCTGATGGAACAAACTCTTTGGATATTATTTATCCTCAGGAAGCGGTTGATAACTTAGATAACACAGGAATTGATTCTAACTATACATCTACTTACTATCCTTGGATTTTGGTGAGAGATACAGTAAACAATACACAGATTTACTTACCACCAACAGGTGAAGTTTGTAGAAATTTAGCTCTTACAGATAACATATCCTTCCCATGGTTCGCGTCAGCGGGTTACACAAGAGGTCTTGTAAATTCAATAAAGGCAAGATTGAAGTTGACTCAAGAGGATAGAGATACTCTTTATCAAGGAAGAATCAACCCTATTGCAACTTTTGCGGACGTTGGAACTGTAATTTGGGGTAACAAAACCCTACAGGTTGCGGATACCGCTCTAAACAGACTTAACGTAAGAAGATTGTTACTTCAGGCTCGTAAGTTAATTTCAGCGGTGGCTGTAAGATTACTGTTCGAACAGAACGACCAAGTAGTAAGACAACAATTCTTGGATAGTGTGAACCCAATCCTTGATTCAATTAGAAGAGATAGAGGTCTATATGATTTCCGTGTGACAGTATCTTCTTCACCTGAAGATTTAGACAGAAACACATTAACAGGAAAGATTTACTTAAAACCAACGAAGGCTCTCGAATTCATAGATATTGAATTCTTTATTACACCAACAGGAGCTTCGTTCGAAAATATCTAATAAAAACGGGGGGACAAAATCCCCCCATTTTTTAGCCATACTAAATGAGAAAAGAGATTACAGAAGGTTTCAAAGACGAGAAAACCCCGGATTTAAAATATTACGCTTTCGACTGGGATGACAATATTGTGCACATGCCGACAAAGATAATTCTGAAAGATTCAGACGGAGAAGAGGTAGGTATGTCAACCGAAGATTTTGCAGAATACCGACACATTGTAGGAAAAGAAGATTTTGAATATAACGGACATAAGATTGTTGGGTTCGGTGACAATCCGTTTAGAAACTTTCGAACTGAAGGAGACAAAGACTTTTTGATTGATTCTATGCAAGCAAAGAAGGGACCAGCTTTTGATGACTTTAGAGAAGCAATAAATAATGGTTCAATATTTGCAATAATCACTGCAAGGGGTCATAATCCCGAAACCCTGAAACAATCCGTCTACAATTATATTGTAAATGATTTCGGCGGGATATCCAAAGATGAACTAATCAAAAATTTAAAAAAATATAGGAACTTTACAGGTGAAGAAGATTTATCTGATAAAGAACTTATCGACCTTTATTTGGATTTAAACAAATACCATCCCGTTTCTTTTGGAGATGAGTCGGGTGCCACAAATCCCGAGGAGGCGAAGGTTAGAGCGATGAATGATTTTGTGGACTACATTAAGAATATGGCAGCATTACTTAATAAAAGAGCATGGTTAAAAAACGACATAGGAAACAAATTTACACCATCTAAACCATCAATTGGTTTTTCAGACGATGACCCAAGAAATGTAGAAGTAATGAGAAAAGCCTTTAAAGATAAACCAGATAATTTAGTTAAAACATATTCTACTGCTGGAGGAACTAAGAAGGAAGTGCAATAAGAATACTTTTTTTAAAAATTAAAGTAAAGAGAAATATTTTCTAACAGACTATATTTATAACATATAAACACTGAAAACAAAAAATTAATTATATGGCTGATTTACTGATGAAAATGCCCATACCTTACGAACCGAAACGTCAGAATCGATTCATTCTAAGGTTTCCGTCAAGTTTAGGTATTAATGAGTGGTTCGTGGAGTCTGCTTCAAGACCATCTATCAAGATAAACTCAACTGAAATTCAATTCTTAAACACTTCAACATTTGTTGCAGGTAGATTTAACTGGGATGAAATTCAGGTAAAATTTAGAGACCCAATTGGTCCTTCAGCTGCACAAGCACTTATGGAATGGGTTCGTCTACACGCTGAGTCGGTAACAGGTCGTATGGGTTACGCAGCGGGTTATAAAAAAGATATTGACCTTGAGATGTTGGACCCAACAGGGGTGGTGGTAGAAAAATGGATTCTCTATGGAACCTTCCTAACAAGTGCAAACTTCGGAAGTCTGTCTTACAGTCAGGACGCTCTTGCAGATATTACTTGTGGATTGAGAATGGATAGATGTGTGTTAGTTTACTAATACTCTTTATAAAAAATCGTTTCTAATTATATTTAACCGTAGACATAAACTCTACGGTTATTTTTTTTTTATGGATGAACAAACAAGAAATTATGCACAGAGTAATTTAACATTACCTCACGATATCGTGCCCTTACCATCTGAAGGGGTATTTTACAAGAATAAAAAGAAATCTGTGAAGGTTGGTTATCTGACCGCAGCTGATGAAAACATTCTTATGGCTGGTGGATTGGATATTACCACTAATCTTTTGAGAAATAAATTATACGAACCTGACATGAGGATTGATGATTTATTGGAAGGAGATGTGGAAGCTATTTTAGTATTTTTAAGAAACACAGGTTTTGGACCAGAGATGAACTTAAACCTTACCGACCCACAAACCAAAAAGACTTTTCCTGCGACAATTGTATTGGACGAATTGAATGTAAATAAAGGACAAAAACCAAATGAAGACGGAACTTTTATCACTACTTTACCAAAATCAAATTCAACAGTCAAACTCAAACCTATTACATATGGTGAGATAAACGAAATACAAAAAATCATAGATACATATCCCCAAGGGAGAGTTGCACCAAAAGTTACTCTCAGGCTTAATAAAGAAATTGTTGAGGTAAATGGAACTAGTGACAGAGCGGAAATTGCCAAGTTTGTAGAACAAATGCCAATTATGGACTCCAAGTATATTCGTAAGTTCATGGATGAAAATGAACCTAAATTGGATTTGAGAAGAGAAGTAATAGCCCCATCAGGAGAAAGACTAACAGTCAACGTTGGTTTTGGGGTTGAATTTTTTCGCCCTTTCTTCGGATTATAGGAAAGGTCAAATTGATGAATTCTATTATTTGAATAGATTGTTGAATATAAGTTGGACCGATTTTGAAAAAATGCCTCTTTTTGTGAGAAGATATATTTTGGATAAATGGGTTGAAGAAAATCAAAAGGACTGAAAAATCAGTCCTTTTGTATTTATATAATATTACTAAATTATGCAAGCAGATTACGGAGGACAAATAGGCGGGGAAACAACACCAGAAGGATTTGCCGCAAGGATAAAATCGCTTTTAGATATTGGTGTAGAAGACTTTGCTTCAGCGGTCACAAGATTGAGTCAGGCCTCAACCGATATCAATAAGGTATTCACCCAAGGAAGACAAAGAGTAGTTGAACTTCAGCAGGCAGTTGCGGATTCAGTTCCTGACGTTCTTAGACTTGGAGGTTCAGTTCAAGATGTTAGTAGTGCAATCGAAGGAGTTGCCAAAGCGGCAAACAGGAATGTGTTGGCAACACAAGAACAAATCGAAAAGTTATATGCTGCAAATAAAATTCTAGACCTGAGTGCAGAGAGTCTTACCAACAGTTTCATGAATGTTGGTATGTCTGTGAAAGACATTGGAAAGAATTTAGAGTCATCAATACAGTATGTTCAAAGTATAGGAGGAAACGCTGCTGAGGTTGTCAAAGACATGACTGCAAACATGGACCAACTCAACCGTTATCAGTTTGAGGGTGGTGTGAAAGGTTTAACAAAAATGGCAGCACAAGCCTCAATGTTAAGGTTTGACATGAACCAAACTTTTCAATTGGCGGAAAAGGTTCTGAGCCCTGAGGGTGCAATTCAAGTAGCATCAGCATTCCAAAGATTAGGTGTTTCCGTAGGAAACTTAGTTGACCCTTTTCAACTGATGAATCAATCCATCAACGACCCATCAGGTTTACAAGATAGTTTAGCCCAAATGACAAAACAGTTTTCTTATTTCGATGAGGAAACTAAAACATTCAAAATCAATCCACAGGGAGTTCTGACAATTAATGAGATTGCAAATCAAACTCAAATGAGTGCTAAAGAACTTAGAGAAATGTCTTTAGCTGCTTTAGAATTGGACAGGAGATTATCTGCGGTAAGTGCTGCAGGTCTTTCTATTGCAAGTGAAGAGGACAAACAATACTTAGCTAACATAGCCACAATGACGAGTGAGGGGACCTATGAAGTAAAAATCAAAGATGAAAAGTCTGGTGAGTATATTACAAAAGAACTTTCACAAGTTACTCAAACAGAATTTGACAAATTGATACAGGAACAAAAAAAAGGACCAAAAACTTTAGAGGATTTGGTTAGAAGTCAAATGAATTATACGGAGTCAATTGAGGCTGACGTATCTGCAATAAGAAATAAGTTGGTTGGTGGACTTGCCTCTGCTTCTCCTGTCTTAAGAGGATTTGAGGGTGCAAGAAATGTTATCTCTACAATTGGTGGTGAACTTTCGGATATAGGTGGAACAAAAGAAGTTAGAGAAAAGGTTCAAAAATTCATGTCGGGTATGGGAAGTATTGTTGATGAATTAGCAGACCCAAACACAAATAAGTTGTCGGTTATCCAAAAATACATGGCAAGTTTTGGAACTGAACTTGATGATATAAAAAATGATTTGAATAAAGCAATAAAAAGTGCTTTAGAAAAATCAAAAAACAAACTCAATACAGATAATAAAGTTGAAGCTGCTGGTTCGTGGGTGCTCGGTAAAGTTCTTGGTCAAGAAACAACTAACACAAAGGCAAGTAAACAAGCTGAAATTTTGAATGACGCTTCGAAAAAAGCAGAATCTTTAGCCAAAGAAGGTAAGATTCCTTATGGGACACAGGTAAATTCAAAAGTGGAGTTTGGTGTATTGAAAGTTGATTTGAACATCCAAGGAAACCAAACCTTAAACGAAACGCAAAAACAAGAGATAGTTAAAATTTTAAGTGATAAATTTAGAGAAATTGGGGTCCAAAATTATATGGTTCAGGTTAGCCAAAAGAATCCTTCAACAGCATCTGGTATAGCCAAAGCCAAATAAAAAATACTATATAACCTATTTATAGAAAAATAATTGATGGCGAGTTTATTAGAATTTTCATCTTCCTCAGGATTCAGAAAAAAGTTACTCACAAGGAACCTTACACCATATGCTAAGGCTCCTAATAGACCGTCACAACCGATAGACACGGAATATATCCAAAGCGATTCTTCTGTTCAAGACAGTCCAGACCAACTTATTGATGAACCTAGTTTTGCTAACAGACTCTACCCTCTCAACCAATGGGGGTCAGACGGTGGATATAAACAAGCACCAGACCCGACAGGATTACTTAATACGAAGTCAAATCAAGGAGAATATGGACCAGGTCAACAAGATGCAAGATTACTTGGTCAGGCCGAACCTGAATCGTTGAGATGGAAAACGGTTAACGCATATTCAAATGGTTCTGAAGCTCTGTTAGACAGTGGGGAATATATTACTGAACCTAATTTTGTTATAGGTGGAACAAGATTATATAATAATCAACCCTACCCGACAACATTCGTCCCTTCATTATATGGACCTGTTACTATTCTATTAACCAAAGACCCACTGGGTAGTAATGGGTTATTGAGTCAAGATTCCTTCATTGCCAAGTTGGGAGCTCAAACCTTGAGGAAATCTTTTGAGGAAAGAATTGCTGCACAAATAAGACAAAATACATTAGGTAGAGTAAATCTATTCAATGTTGACAGCGGGAACGATGTTTTGAATTTAATAACAGGAAGAGTTCCATTGTTGGAACCAAACTGGACTATTACAACCCCAAGTAACCCAATATTAGCCGCAACAGATTTTGCGCTCAGACTTGCTGGAAGTATATTACCTGTATCCCCAATCCCAGGTTCTTATTGGGACCCATCAATAAATTCAGGACAGCCAACAACAATACAACAACTACAGAATGCATTTAGAAGAAGTGCTGTTGGAAACTTTTTCAATAGACTTTTAGGTGCCCCTCAATCAGGTTCTCAACTCTTCCTTAATAACACAGGTGGAGGACAAAAGTCTAGACTTTTCGCCAACATCGATTTTAACAAATTCAAACCGAACTACGAAAGAACTTTCTTGGACAGAGCCGCTGGTGCAATTGTTGGTGGTTTATCAGACAATAGTAACTATTATGTTGGTTCAAGAACATCAGAACCATCACAAGTCTTTTCTCCTGCGGGTGCATTACCCGTAAATGAGTTTGGGGTAGTCCAACAATCTCCTGTTTTTGGACCAACTGAGTTAGCTCAACTTTATGAAGGACCTAGTCAAGATGTAAAATTAGGTGCTAATGGACCAACGTATAGTGACGGTGGTGGTATCGAAGGTGGGTTTACTTGGGTTTCACCGAAATACAAGGGAAATGCTGGTAAGAGAGTGGGTCTTGGTGGGGAGGTGACAAGAGAAGATGAAGATTTCAGACCATCATCCTATAACTCAACAGAATCAACTGAAAGAAGATTTAGAGAGGGTTCAATTCTTGATGACACTCAAAGATTAATAGACAGTCAACCACAAGGAGGAAAAAGATTACAACACGTAGGTAATGCCATAGACCAAGTATCCAAAGTTTTCAACGACGGATATAAAGAAATGACAAAGGGTTCTAGAGTTTATAGATACGAAGGGGCTGTAGGACAGGAAGTTGGAACAGAATATTGTAGAGTTTTTGCTAAGGATACTCCATATCTTCAATATAATGATTTACAAAAGGTAGATGGTATAACAATTAATGGAAGAAGATTTGTAGATTCAGTTTTAGATAACACATATAATTTGAACATTGCTCCAAACAAACAAGAAGGTGGTCAAAGTTCTACAAATTTAATAGGAACTACAAATACCGCATTTGCAAAAAAATACATGTTCTCATTGGAAAATCTTGCTTGGAGAACCTCTTCTACACCAGGAGCATCAGTCTCTGATTTACCTGTTTGTGAGAGAGGACCTAATGGAGGAAGGGTTATGTGGTTCCCACCTTATGGACTTACCTTTAATGAAAACGTATCTGCGTCATGGAACACTAGTGAGTTCCTTGGTAGACCAGAGCCAATATATACATATAAGTCAACAAGTAGAGGTGGGACTTTGGCTTGGAAGATAGTTGTTGACCATCCTTCAGTTTTGAATGTTATAGTCAACAAGGTTCTTGCAAATGAAACCAATAGAACAAGAGTTAATAGTATTATAGATTCATTCTTTGCGGGATGTAGGAAATACGATTTATATGAATTAGCTAAGAAGTATTACACAATCAATCCGAATGACTTGTATCAATTACAAGAAGCTATTACCTCAAAGAAGTTGACAAGAGAACAAATTGAATGGTCTAAACTTGAGATTCAAACAGGGGTTGATGGTGGACAAGGTCAAGACATCAGTCAACCTGGACCCACTGAAAGTGAACTATTAAAATATAAAGATGTTGGTTTGTATTTCGCAAATGATTATCCAAAAAAAGGGGACGTTACAGGATATGACCAGCAGAAACTGATATATGATGGTCAACGTGCAAAGTATGACACAAGTGCAGATACAAAAAGTTTTTTCGATGTTGTTGTAGATACTAACTTTAAAGTTGCTCAAAAACTAATTGATGATTTAGTTGCAAAATTAAAACAAACTAAAGGGTCTATTACAATCGTAATTGACTCAAGTTGTTCCGCACCACAAACACAAAGTTATAACGTAGAGTTATCAAAAAGAAGAATTGAGTCTGCTCAATTATTTTTCAATAAAAACCCTAAATTGTCCCAATACGTTAGTGAAGGGAGATTATTAGTTCAAGCTGGTAAAGGGTTTGGAGAATCTTTCATTTCTCAACCAAGAAAGTTTGAAGGACCTGAACCATATGATTTATCTGTTAAAAATTTGGGAAACTCATATAATTGCACTGACACCGATAGTAGCGTTGTGGGTGGAGATATACAAGTTCAAGCTAAAGATGTTTTCACACCAGGAGCAATGGCCTGTAGGAGGGCTTATATCTATAATATCATAGATAATACCACCGACAACACCCCTGAACCAGTTCCCACACCTCAATATACCGATGTATTAGTGTCTAATACAGTTGTAACAACAACTGAGACAGAGGAGATTTCAAGAGAATGGAGAAGAAGAGATAACATTACTAAAAGGGTTATTAGGTCCCTTCTATCTGAGTGTGATTACTTTGAGACAATAAAGGCAGAAACACCTATGGTTTTTGACAACCTAAAAGACAAACTAAAGTTCTTCACACCGGCATTCCACTCAATGACACCAGAGGGATTAAACTCGAGGTTAACATTCTTACAACAGTGTATGAGACCTGGTGACACAATTCCTACAATCAAAGAAGTCAATGGTTCACCTGTGTTACAATACAACAATGCTGTAAACACAACATTTGGAGCACCTCCAGTTTTAGTTTTGAGAATTGGTGATTTTTATAATACCAAAATCATACCTGAGAGTTTATCATTACAATATGAGGAGTTGGACATAAATCCTGAGGGTATAGGGGTTCAACCAATGATTGCAAATGTTAGTTTGAATTTCAAGTTCGTTGGGGGTAGCGGTCTAAAAGAATCTGTTGATAGATTACAAAACGCTTTGACATTCAATTATTATGCGAATACTGAGATATATGATGACAGAGCCGATGTTACAGCACAAGAGGATTTCTTGAAAGTCTTAGATGACGAGTTTCTGGCAATGGCGGTTCCACCAAAACCACCTGCAGCTAATCAAGCGGCACCAAATAATGGACAAAATAATAACCAAACAATCGGTAGTATTCTAAACAGAACGAATCAACCTTTTGGTGAAAACGGAACTATTTCATATTCTGATTTCATGGTAAATTTTGTCAATCAAACTCAAACTTATTTTCAAAATGTTGTTAACAAACAAATTACAATCACATCTCAGTATAATAACGCGGTAAGGCAACAATGGATGGCTGAGAGAAATTATACATACGGAGGAACATCTGTGGATACCGCACCAGTATCAATATACATTTTTGGAAAACCAAATAATGTTGAGAACAGATTCAATCAGATATTTGCTAATTTGGAGGAAGACATTACAAATGATGATGACCAATTTATCAACTTCATTTCAGATACCACAAAAAATCTGACTCCAAGAGTAATAAATGCAATTAAGACAAACTATTCAAATGTTATTAAAAACAAGAGGGGTGTTTTCCAAAATGCCGTAACCCAAATAACACAAGAGTTGGTTACACTGGAGACACAATATATTCAAAGTTGGTCAAGAGCCAACATAATTACTTATGATTATACGACTGGTTTTGCTTTCGATGGATTCCAATCAGCGAAAGGTGATGTGACGGTTTATGAAATATCAGGATTATCTGAAGTAGATGTTTCATCCACTTCTGCAACTGATACCTTGGATGAGTTGGTGATTGATTTACAAAAAGTGAGAGATAATATTTCAGAATTTAATGATATTATTTGGGCGACAAATTCTTTTGTTTATTCTCAAGACAATTTAACTTATGATGGTGTTATGGTTTATAAAACTGAGAATGGAATTGCAGACGGAGCACCTTCAACCGACGTAGTGTTTGAACCTTTTTCAAAAAAGGATGAGTTCACAAACGGTAATTTCAAAAGACAATATATGATATTCTCTGATGACATTTTGGATGACAAGAAATATCAAACATTCAAACAATCAATTATCGGAGACGTTATTAATAACACTGCACTCATAGGAGATTCAACAGCCGACGTTAGTAAGATTTTTGACGACTTTTGGATTGTAAAATCCAAACCTTTATATATTGAGGAAAATAACATAACTAAAGGATTCTTGGATAGTGTGGCTAAGAATGAGTTGAAAGATTTCTTAATCTATACACCATTCCCCAAAAAGAATAGAATCCTTGGATTTTCAACGGAAAACGTGTTTCCTGACCCAAGTTTGTTCGACCTTGAAAAATCTTGGATTAAAAGTTTGGCTGCACAAACAAACAGCTCGAACGACCAAGCCACTTGGAATGATGACATTTCAGGGGCATTAATATCTAAAGCAAAACTTAACTAATGGCGTATCCATATTGGAATAGATATAGTCAATTTATCATTAATGGAGAACAAACAGTTGTCCCTTATGTTCAATTGCCTTCAAAACCAACCGATAAGGCTTACATTTATAAAGTTGGTAGAAGTAGGTTAGATAGAGTCTCACAAGAATATTACAACTCACCATTTTTTGGTTGGTTGATATTACAAGCCAACCCTCAGTTTGGGGGTTTAGAAAATAATATTTTCGATGGTGCAATTTTGAGTATTCCATTTCCATTGATACCATCATTACAAGATTATAAAGCGGCAATAGACAACCAATTCTTTTATTATGGCAGGTAATGTACAAGCGGACAACAGTGGGAATATCCTTGTCGAGTTTGATTATAACAACATTATCGTAGTCGACCCAAACAAAACAATTGATGCTTTCGGAAAGATAAGAGAAAGATTAGTCGACCACGAAAATTTAGTTATGTATGCTAACTTGGAAGCCGAAGTGTTACCAAGAACAAAACTTGCTGTGGGGGCATCACCCGAAGATAGAGTAAGAATTGTTTCAATAGCGAAAATGAATTTTTTAAAACCGACAAAAGATTCATTCTTAGGAACAGGTTATTATGATGAGATTACTGGAGACAACACAACAAAGTTTAAAGGGGTCAATCAAATGTATACGGGAACTGTTGTTCCTAAAGATGGGACTAAGGCTTATATAGTCGATAGACCAAATGATTTATCTGATGTGTTGGATAACGGTTTGTTGGGGATTACACAAATCACTATCGACACAAACATGTCCTTCATACCAAGTGTGAGAATTTCTTTGGAGGATATTCAAGGAAGAGCCTTATTTCAGTTGGGTAATAACTCACCCTATGCGGCTTTCTTTAACTTACCATATCCACCATTTTATCTAACACTCAAAGGTTTTTATGGTCAAGCAATAAGATATCAATTGAATTTGGAAACCTTTAATGCCAGGTTCAACACGTTTAGTGGGAATTATCAAATTGATTTAGATTTCAAAGGATATAAGTTTAATATATTAAATGAGATTGCGGTAGGACATCTTATTGCGACACCGCACATGTATTCTCAACAATTCAATGTAACAACAAACCCTGTTGGTCCACAATCTAATCTGAAATCACAGGAAACAAATGCTGCAACCCAAACTAAACTTCTTACCGCCACAGACGGAAGACAAAATGAGAATACTGTCCAAATAACTGCAGAGAGAGGGTATCAAAAAATACGAGAAGTTTATAGTGAATATAAATCCAAGGGTTTGATACCTCCTGACTTCCCTGAGTATTCATTCCCACAATTTGTAAACGCTCTTGAGTTATTTGAACAAAACGTTGCTAGTCAGTTTAACCCTGTTGAAGTTGCGCCTTTGACTAACATTCGAAACTATAAAACTTCACTCAGAAACTATTTTGAAGGTGTAAGGGGAGGTCAAACGTCATGGTTCAATAGATACTTGAACCCTAACCCAGTTATTCTAAAAACAGGTGAGAGAGCGTATTTCTTCAAAGAAATTGATTTGAAAGCTAAGTTAGAGGCCGAATCACAGTTACAGAAAATTATTACAGAATATAATTTACAACTTTCAAAAAATCCAACTTTAGGGGATGACGGACCATCTAAAATTACTAACCCGATTGTATATTCTACAATTAGTATCAAACCAGCACCTACAGAAAGTCAGATTAATTGGGAGGAAACAACAAAAATCCAAACGGGTATTTTGAAACCGAATCCTACGCAGATTAATCAATTGAAAGACCAGCTAAAAAACTTAACAACACCAATATATGAAACAAAAAATGTAAACGGTCAAACAACATTAGAAGATGTAAGACCTCCTTTTTTTGTTTTTGAGGGTAAAAACAGATTTGACAAAATAATTGCACTTCTTGAAACCCAAGCAAATAAAAAACTTTCAGAGTTTGAAGACTCAATTACGAAGAAACTCTTAGAAAAAATTGAGAGTGGAACAAACGGTATTGGCTTCAAACCAACAGTTAGAAATATTATCGCAGTTCTTATGGCATCAGCAGAGGCATTCATAAGACTTTTAGACGATGTTCACACTTCGGCTTGGGCTTTAAAATATGATGATGTCAGAAAAAAGGCGATTCTAGAAAATCCATCGTCAGCACCTGGTTCAGATACCGTTGATGAAATTAAAATAACAAGACAAGCGATTGAAAGTTCAACAGGTTTAAAATACGCTGAAATACCTGTTTACCCATGGCCACAGTTTTTTGTTGAAACACCGGAGGATAAAAAAGGTAGATTCCAACTCAAATATATTGCAGACCCGACTGTTGTTGAGTTAACGGGAGGTTGGGACTATTCTAAATGGCCAGAGGTGCAATTTGTGGAAGAATATATGAGAGGTCTCACCATGAAATTTAATCCCCCATTAGCGCCGCCACCTTTAGACAACCAAATAGAAACAAATCTTATTAACATTAACGCAATTGAATTTCCAACAGTTGGGGTTGCATACACTAATAAAGAAGAGATTAAGTTCTTCTATGAAATCTATGAAAGACAATTGGTAACATCGAGATACTCTAATTACATTAGGGCTAATCAAAATCAAATAGATGAGTTAATTAAGTTAAATACAGAAACAGAAGTTAACAATATTGTTAAAAGTTTAGGATTAAATTCTCCATACATAACAATGAAGTTGAAGAATTACGCAATTAACTCAAGTAATTATTTGTCATTTTTGGAGAACATATCAAACCAAGGGACTGGAAGAGCATGGCAAGATTTTATTAGGGATTTTTATGTAACACCATACTTGAGAAATTTGACTGAAAATTCATTTGCAATTCTGAATTTAGATGAACAGGGTAAGCTACCTCAATCCACAGCACAGTCTTTAGCATTGGAAAGTTTGGTAACAAATTCAACGAACATACCAAATGTGACAGATACTATCCCTTTCACGGACCCTCAGTGGAATATAAAAAATTTATCGAACGGAGATGGGTCAACTTTGGATGAAGTATATAACACCAACCGAGTTCTTACAATTTTTGACGCTAGAAAAATAATATCAAATTTCAACAACATTTATAACGTCAATGAAAAAAGACCAGTTACAAATTTTTCATATCTAAAAAATGACAACCCTAATTCAACAGTTACTGATTTGGCTGACAATGATGTTAGTTTGAGTTCTTTTTATCAAACGAGAACCCCGATTGACTTCATGGCGACCGAGGGTTACTATATTCACACCCCACCAACTTTTTCTGAAGATGTCCCGTTAGAAAACGAGTTTCCGAGATTGACAACTACGTCAATGTTGAACACACCATATTTTGTTAATGCAATACAGAATGGGGTTCAGAACCAAAGAGCGAGCTTAGCGTATCCATACGTTCAAGCAGGTTATCTTTTTATAAATTCTTTACCTTTAGCTTCCTTGAGAGAAAAATATAAAACACAAGCCAATGGTGCCCAAACTGATTTAGATTATATTGCATCATGTTTCAAAAAATTTGGTGCAATTCACAAACTACCCTATGCTTGGATTTTGAAATTTGGTTCGATATGGCATAGATACAAAGTCTACAAGCAATCGAATACAGATATATTACAAACAGCGTGGACAAATTTTAATCAAGTTCAAAACTTTTCGCCAATACAGAACTCTCCAAGTCAAACTTATTCATTCAAATATGGAACTGCTGATAGAGAAATTGCTTTGGAAAAAACAGATACAACTAATGTGAATCTACAGGTTGGATTTTACCCTAAAGTGATAAATGATTTTTATAAGTTTTGTATAGGTTATGATGTATATAAAGACTATACAAATGCCGAAATTCAGAACACCATTAAAGGTGGTATGAAAGTCTACAACTACGTTCAATCGAATATACAAACCCAACAGGAAGATAAAGTTCTGAGACTTACAACTTGGTCCGTTCTAATCCCTGGTGGGATTTCATCTACTGAGGAAAATTGTGGAACTGATAGTGTGACGAAACAAACAATTTATTTTGTTGTTCCATCCTTCGGTTCTTCCGTTAACCAAACATCAGACGAGTGTATTGTAAATACAAATAATCAATCAAGTACAGTTGTTAATTTAAATAATAATAGTGCGGTTTACAACGGTTCTGTAAGAACAATGTGGTCGGCTCCTAACTATGGGTATTTTGACGGTTCAGCGGTTGTCAAACCAACTCCAGAACAATACGTTAATAGAATTTTACCTAACACTGACGAACAATCACCATTCATATTATTAGATTCTAATGAGTATTCGAACATTGAAGAGATTTTTTCGGTTTTCGATAAAAAAATATTAGATAGTTTTGAACAAGAGTTTTTAAACTTCTGTAAGCCAATTACTGATGCAGATACAGCACCAACAAATCTTGGTATTGGTGAAACCTCAGTATCAGGTGATATTAATTTTAGAAACTTCCAATCCTTATTCAAAAGTTTGATTACCGTGATTCCACAACTTCCGGCAACAAATGAAACAGAGTATTTCAACGAAGTTATAAATTTACAATATTCAAATTCTCAGAACACACTCAGAGCCTTCATGGAATATGATGTTCTTTTTAAATATGGAAATCCTTCAAATTACAAGAGAAGAACTTTGGATTCCTACCTTTCACATGGTGGACAACCTGAGGTTACTGACCCTATACAATTTCAACCATATGTTCAAGGTTCTTTACCGAGTATAGGCGGGTCAACAACATTGACTCTTTCAAAGACACAAAATGTTGATGCTTGGTTAGCTTTGGAACTTGAAGTTGGATTCTCATCCATACCGAGTGTTGAGTATTCTTCGAATGGTTCTTACATAACTGATTTCTTCATAGATAACAACATCGAATTTACCTTACCCAACGTTACAATACTGAGTCCTATAATAAAGATGTATGCAACTTATAAGTTGAGTAATCCAAATTCTACCGTCGCTCAGTTCAAGAACGCTCTACAGGATTTACTAAATTCTGAGGAATTATTACAAAGTAATTTCTTGAATGACCTATTGGCTAAGCTTAACAAGGCATTACCAAATCAAAGTCAAATACCTCAAGGAACGATAAATAGTGTTTTTACGGGACAACAAAGTAAAGTCGAGAACTGGGAAGTGTTCAAAGCCTTAAATGATAAATGGATTGCTGGTGGTGATTACAAAACAAAAACTCTATTCGAAGACATTTTATTCTTGGATAGGGCTTCAAGAAACATTGGACAGACCGTTCTCTTAGATATCTTCGAGTTGAAAAATATGATTGGAAGAAACTCTCTGAATAATGCCATGAGTATCTTCACTTTGATAAGTGGTATTCTAATTAAGAATAACTTTACAGTAATGAACCTTCCGGCTTATGTAAACTTCTATAATATTCAAGATGTGGACGGAACAACAATACCTCAACCTGAGGGTTCTTTGGAATTTGCAAATAACATGTGGGGAACTTTCTTGAATGTTGATTATAGAAATTCATCACCTAAAATGGTTTGCACATATGTTGGAAAACCATCACAATATTTGGATTTACCAAAAGGAAATTTCAGATTTCGTGATGATGGATTTGAAATGAGAAGGGCGTCTGAAAATCCTTTGATTGAGAATCAGGAGGGAAAAAAAGACTGGGCGACATCAAATAAGTGCGTTGGTTTTAATGTCGATATCGGAAATAGAAATCAAAACATATTCTATTCATTCCAAGTCGAGCAAGCGTCAGGAGTGGCAACCTCGGAATCAATTAACACTCAATTGAATATTGTAAACCAATCCACAGGTAGAAATGTCGCAACACAAAACGTGTCACTCTATAATCTTTATAAACAAAGAAGTTATAAATGTTCTGTGGTTTGTTTAGGAAATGCTATTATTCAACCAACAATGTATTTCAATTTGAGACATGTCCCAATGTTTAACGGACCTTATCTGATTGATAGTATCAACCACTCTATACAGCCTGGAAATTTCCAAACAACCTTTACTGGTATCAGACAAGGAATTTATGATTTACCTGCAATTGATTCTTTCCTACAAAGTATTAATCAAAACTTATTAACAAGATTGGAGGCAATTTTGAAAATTAAGAAAGACGTTCCTAAACCTATTGCTAATACACAACAACAGAAAACAGACGAAGTAGTTCAGGTTTCAAATAATACATTGGATGCTCAAAATAGTTGCACATCAAAAGTTGACGTGATAACATATCAAGGATATGAGGTTCAATCTGGAACCGTAACAGAACTCACACCTCAGAAGTTCAAGGAGGCATTGGAAAGAGAAATTCCTGGTTCAGACAACACATTATTGAGATTCTACATATATGCGATTTCATATGTGAATAGTTTTGTCAAAAGCTCGAACACAGATGCGGGAAAGTTTGTTGGATATAATCACAACTTTTCATTATTATCACTCGATAAAAATTTCCAACCAATTCAAACAACAAATTTATATTTCAATAAAAAATATTGTTGTGTTAACGTGACATCCTCAGGTTCGTCAAATTCATTACCAATTGCTGCATTCAATAGTCTCAAGGAATATATTGGTTTTATGAGGTCTAGATTGGAAAACAATTTGGAAAGAATTAGACAATTGAAATTAACAAAATATTACGTGTGTTATTGGCCGAAAGAGAGTGTTGCTGAGAACTACTACGAGTTGAATGCCGAGTCAGAATTTTCAACGGTGATTGGAACAATGCAAGAAGCCTATGTTTCTGCGGTTCAACTTGGAATAATACCAAAAGAATTAGCAGAAAAGAATGATAAGGAAGCAAAAGAGATTCAAAAAGATACAACAGTCCCTACACCTCCACCACCTAATCCTGGACAAACATGCCCACCTCCAATCATAACAACATTTGCGCCAACGATTGGTAACTCAGGAACAATAGTTCAAATCAAAGGTAACTGCTTGGATTCAACAATAGCCGTATTCATAAACGGTGTTCAAGTTGAACCGAGAAATATAACCATAGTCAATCCTCAAACTATTAGAGTAGTTGTCCCCGAAGTGGGAACTACAGTATCAACAGGAAACATTAAAGTCGATACTTTCTATGGAACATTTACAACAGTTTCTACTTTCAATTTTGACCCATCAATTTCACCATCAGCGGCTTCATCTCCAGGTTCATATGTAAACAACGCAAGTAATGTTACTGCGGCTGCATCAGGTGTTATTACTAATCCACAACAGACTGGACCAAATCCTCTTGAGATTATAACTCAAACCAAAAACACAATTGGTGGTGATGAGTTGTTAGTTGTTAAAATATCTCCTAATAGTGGAACGTGGGAGATGGATGACCAACCCGTAATGTCCTACACATTATATACAATAAAGAAGGGTCCAAATAATTCAATCACAAGAACTGTTGAAAGTAGACAAAACACTAGACTTGTTGGTTTCGTTTCTCAAGATAAACAAACATTCACCTGTTCGAGAGCGGCATTAATAAGTGCTGAGTTTCAGGGTGAACTTGAGGACTATGAGGGCGACGAAATAGAAATAACAACACAAATTAAGATATTAGCTAATAATACGTCAACACAGGAAACAGTCCGACAAAATTACAATTTTTTAATTTATGTTCCACCTGCAACCCCATCGACCCAAACACCGCCAGGCTCATTAGTTATAGTGAGTAATACTAACAGTGGTGAACTACCTAATTTTTCGGGACCCGACATCTACAATATTAAAAAACCTACGGGAGGTTATGTTACTTTACAATTCAGTTGTCCGAACTTGATTCAGAAAGGTGAATTTGAGTTAGTTTTAATACCTGAGATAGAAATTCAGTCCATTGTAATAACAAATAATCCTGGCACAAAATATACTAATTTGGTTGAGACAAGTGCAAAAGGTAGATTCCAAGCTTCCGTAAGATATAAATCGAGCAGTTATACACACATCTTCCCGAACACATCAGACCCTGTTCCTATAAATGCCGGAGCAACAAGTCCTCCTTTCACTTTATAACATAACAATATATTTATAATAAAGAATTTTATGAGTTTAAAATCAACATTGGACAATTATTTAGGAAAATCGGTTAAATTTTCTGAAGAAGATTTGGGTGATGGAACTAAACAAGTTTGCGACTTAGAAACAGGAGACTGTTACGTAGTTAGAGAAAGAGATGGTCTAATCGAAAGAGCCGGACACATGCAAACTGCAAACAGAAAAGTAAGGGTTGAAACTTCAAGAGGTATAAAGCAATTACTAAATGGTTAAAACTATGAGTTTAGATAGAAAAATTATTAGCGAGATTGAACGCTACAGACAAATTAACAAATACATTGTAGAACAAGCAGAACTACCATTACCTGAAGACCCAGGTGCAATTCCTCCTCCGCCAGCAGCACCCGAAGCCGGAGCGGTTCCCCCACCACCAGCTGGTGAGGAACCAGCTACAGACACAGCACCTCAACCTATTGATGTAGAGAATGACCCTGACGTAGAGAAAATTGACGATGAGGGAAAATCAGAAGAGGGTGAAGGTGATGGAACTGAAGAGGTAGAAGTTACTGATTTAGTGGATAGTCAAAAAAACATCGAAAAGAAACAAGATGAGTATTTTAATAATTTATTTGGTCAATTAAATAACCTCGAATCCAAGCTCAAGGAAATGGATGGACTTATGTCTAAACTTAACTCTTTGGAGATGAAGATTGAAAAGTATAGAGAGAAAACTCCACAAGAAAAGTTAGAACTAAGAACATATGATTCATATCCATTCAATCAAAAACTTACAGACTTTTTTGAGGATAAAAAAGAAGAGATGGAAAAAACAGGTAAACATGATTATGTGTTAACAACGGATGATGTTAAAAACATCAACGTGAATGATATCAAAAACTCATTCCAACCTGGTGATGTAGATAGTTACGAAAACGAATTTAACAGATAAAATAAAGGGACTGAAAGGTCCCTTTTTAATTTGACATATAGGGATTTCCCAATTATAATTAATAAACAATAAAAACAATTCAAAATGACAAATGTATTAGATGCCGTATTGGCGCAGTATGAAAAAAATCAAATCGGGGGCGGGGCCCAATCCAAAATGTCGCAAGACGAAAGAATGAAAAAGTATTTCGCTTTAATCCTTGGTGATAAAGAGAAATCAGGTCAGAGAAGAATTAGAATTCTCCCTACACAAGATGGTTCCTCACCATTCAAAGAGGCTTGGTATCACGAAATCCAAGTAGGAGGTCAATGGCAAAAGTTCTATGACCCAGGAAAAAACGACAATGAGCGTTCTCCACTTAACGAAGTTTATGAAGAATTGATGAGCACAGGTAAGGAATCTGACAAGGAACTTGCTAAGCAATACAAATCTCGTAAGTTTTACATCGTAAAAGTTATCGACAGAGATAACGAAGCTGATGGACCAAAGTTTTGGAGATTCAAACACAACTACAAGAACGAAGGTATCTTAGATAAAATCATTCCAATTTGGAGAAACAAAGGTGATGTTACTGACCCTGAGAATGGTCGTGACCTTATCATCGAACTTGCTAAATCCAAAACACCTAAGGGTAAAGAATACACAACCGTATCTGCGATTATGTATGATGACCCGGCTCCTGTTCATACAGACAAGGACCAAGCTAAAGAGTGGATTAACGATGAGTTAAGTTGGACTGATGTATACAGTAAGAAACCTGTTGAGTACCTTGAGGCAATCGCAAGAGGTGAAACTCCAAAGTGGGATACTGAAAAAGGTGGATATGTTTATGGTGACAGCACAGTTTCTGAGGAAACACTCGGTGGTTCATCAAAACCAACTACCAAAAAGGTTCAAGACCCACAAGCAGATTCTGAAGTAGACGAAGATTTACCATTCTAATTTTATAACAAGGGCGGTGTTGAGCCGCCCTTATTTTTATGTAACACAATATGGCTATTAAGAAAAACGATTTCGGTAATTTAAAAAAGAAGTTCTCAACTTCAGCAAGATATAAACCACAAAGATTTTTGGACTTAGGTTCTGACTTTTTGGATGCAGTTGGACTTCCAGGTCCCGCAGTTGGACATATCAACATGTTCCTCGGGCACTCAGATACAGGTAAAACAACTGCAGCCATCAAAGCTGCGGTAGATGCTCAGAAGAAAGAAATACTTCCTGTATTCATAATCACAGAACAGAAATGGAGTTTTGACCACGCCAAACTTATGGGTTTCCAATGCGAAGAAGTTGTTGATAAAGAAACAGGCGAACTTGATTGGGATGGATTTTTCTTATTCAATAACAATTTCAGTTACATTGAACAAATCACAGACTACATCAATCAACTCCTTGATGCACAAGAAAAAGGGGAATTGAATTACAGTTTATGTTTTATATGGGATTCAGTTGGTTCTGTTCCTTGTAAAATGACATACGAAGGTAAAGGTGGTAAACAACACAACGCATCTGTGTTATCAGATAAAATTGGTATGGGTATCAACCAAAGAATCTCAGGCTCTAGAAAGGCAGACACCGAATACGAAAATACACTTATTATTATCAACCAACCATGGGTAGAACTACCCGACAATCCTTTTGGTCAACCAAAGATTAAGGCTAAAGGTGGAGAATCAGTTTGGTTAAACTCATCATTAGTTTTCCTTTTCGGAAATCAAAAAGGTGCTGGAACTACCAAGATTACTGCTACCAAAGACAAACGCTCAGTGAAATTTGCAGTAAGAAGTAAAATCTCAGTTATGAAAAATCACATCAACGGATTGGGTTTTGATGACGGAAAGATTATTGTTACTCCTCACGGGTTCTTGGCTGGTAAAGATTCAACCGAAGAAAAAGCGTCTATCGAGGCCTACAAAAAAGAATACGCCGACTATTGGAAAGATATTATCGGTGCTGAAGGGGATTTTACACTCACAGAAGAAAAAGAAGATTGATTGTTCACCATTAAATTGAATATGTGACGAAGACATTGTTGGTGGATGGGGACAACCTATTCAAAATTGGATTTCACGGGGTCAGAGACCTTTATAGTGACGGTTCTCATATAGGTGGAGTATATCACTTCATCAACACAATCAGGAGATTTTTAGAGATGCATAATCACGATAAAGTGATTGTATTTTGGGACGGTGATTCTAACTCATCAATCAGAAAATCTTTATACCCACAATACAAGGGTAATCGTCGTCAAGACATGAATGAATACAAATACGAATCTTACTTGCAACAAAAGGCAAGAGTAAAGATGTATTTGGAGGAGGTCTATGTGCGACAAGTCGAAATGATTAACAATGAAGCTGACGACCTAATATCCTATTATACTCAAATAGCGACCGATGAAGAGATTATCATATTCTCGGCAGACAAAGACTTAACACAGTTAATTAACCCAAGGGTGACCATCTATTCACCCGTAGGTAAAGGTTATCTAAAGAACGGGGATAAGGTAACAATCAATAAAGTGGATATTCCACATTACAACGTTACTTTGACAAAAATCATGACAGGTGATAAGTCAGATAATATAGATGGTATCGAAGGCCTGGGTGAAAAAACTTTAGTAAAACTTTTTCCGATTATGCTTGAAAAACAATGCACTATCGAAGAAATATTGGATTATGCACGAAATATCCCGCAAAAAAAACCTATTAAAAGTTTATCTAATATTTTGACAGGAAAGACAAAAAGCGGTATACTTGGAGAACAGTTCTACAGAATAAATAAACAAATTGTTGATTTGAATACACCCCTAATAACCGACGAAGGTAAAACCTTAGTAGAACAAATCTACACAGACACCATAGACCCAACAGATAGGGGATATAAAAACTTAATGAGATTGATGATGGAGGACGGACTCTTCAAATATCTCCCCACAAATGATGAGGCATGGGTTAATTTCCTCAAACCTTTTTTAAAATTAATAAGAAAAGAAAAACGAAAGAAATGATAGACTACACTTTATCAGATAAACTGAAAATTCAGTATCAAACTGCGAAACCTTTTCCATACATTGTGATTGATAATTTTTTACCAGACTTCTTACTAAAAAGTTGTTTAGAAGAAATTAAAAAACACAAGAAATGGTTTTCTAATGAAGAAGAATGGGTTGAAGAGTTTGAGAAAAACAAATTATATTACCCAACACATTCTACCGATATGGAAGAGTTTAAAAACTACCTTCCTATTACCAATATGATTACAGAGTATATGAATTCAGAACCATTTATTAAATTTTTAGAAAATTTAACAGGGTTTGAGAAATTATATAGAGACCCTATAATGTTGGGAGGGGGAATACATAAAATAAATAAAGGGGGTAAGTTATCTATTCACATTGATTATAACCAACACCCTGGTAAAAAATGGAAACGTAACTTAAATCTATTACTTTATTTAAATGAAACTTGGTTGAAAGAATGGGGAGGTAATTTAGAGTTATGGGGTGGAGACCCTTGGAAAAAAGAAATAGAGATAGAACCAATATTCAATAGAGCGGTTATTTTTTCTATTGAAGATGCACCTCATGGGCATCCACTACCATTAAAAACACCTGATGATGTGTCAAGATATTCATTAGCACTTTATTACTTCACCGATGAAGAAGTAAAAAACAAACACACAGTTATCTTCTACAAAGAAGAAGAATTGGGTATAAATGAAACAGATAACTTATTTAAATTTTAAGCAAATACAAACAAAAATTAAACAAACATGAAAGAGCAAGACAGCACAAAAATGGAATTTCTATTGACCCTCAATGAAAACATTGTTGTTCAGAGGTTTTTTAATGTTCGTGGTTACAACCCGAAAGCTAAGAACTCTATGGAACTTTATGGATTCATGAAGGCATTCAGTGAGGAACTCCATTATTATCTAAAAATGAAGACTGTGATTTACATGATGGATAACAAGGACGCCATCAATGATAATCCAGCAATTATGGAAACATCGTTCACAGAAGGTCCTGAATTTTTCAACCTTTATGTCAAGTTGGGCGACACGACAATTTGTCATAGAAGAATTGATGGAAAACTTTATCCACCAAAAGTTCGTTATACAGTTGACGTAAGACCATTCTTGAAAGAATTACTTAGAGAATTAACTGACATTTTTTCAGCAAAAAAATTAACTCACGAGTATTTGGAATTTGACCTTATCTAAGGACTATTTAAATTATAAGGGGGGAATCACAGAGAGTTTATGAATAAGAATTTTGACTACTTAGGTAATACATTTCAGATACAATTAATAAATCAAATAATCCTTGATAAGGACTTTTCAAGTTCAATCTTGGATGTTATTGAGAGTTCATATTTCGATAACAAATACTTTAAAATCATTATTCAAATGATTAAAGAGTATTATGTAAAATATGAATCAACACCAAACTTCGAAACTTTAGAACAAATTATAAAGTCCGAGGTTAGTCAAGAACTTGTAGCTAAAATTGTTTTAGATACTCTCAATCAAGTAAAAGATGCACCATTAGAAGGAACTCAGTTCGTTCAAGAGAAGGCATTGAAATTCTGTAAACAACAAGAGTTACAGAAAGCAATGGACAAGGCACAAAAGATAATCACTGAGGGTGATTTCGAATCCTACGATAAAGTCGAAGGTCTTGTTAGAGAGGCTCTTCAAGTTGGTGAAATCGAGAAAGGACAATCAGACGTATTCAACGATTTGGAAAATGTTCTTGTTGAAGATTATAGACACCCAATTCCAATGGGTATTGCAGGAATTGACAAACTACTCAAAGGTGGTTTAGCGAAAGGTGAGATTGGTGTTATCTTGGCACCAACAGGTGTTGGTAAGACAACCGTCCTCACAAAAATTTCTAATACAGCTTTCAATATGGGATATAACGTTCTTCAAATATTTTTTGAGGACAACCCAAAAATTATCCAAAGAAAACATTTTACCATTTGGACTGGCATAGAACCCGATAACTTGGTTTTCCATAAAGAAAAAGTTATGGAAAAAATTACTGAGATTAAGGAAACGATGCAAAACAAATTAGTTCTTAAGAAATTAGCTTCAGATACAATGACCATGAATCAAATAAAGAATCAGGTCAGAAAAATGATAGCGGATGGAACAAGGATTGATATGATAGTAATGGACTATATTGATTGTGTTCTACCAGAATCAAGTGCTAAAGACGAATGGAAAGCCGAAGGTTCAATTATGAGAGCATTCGAAGCCATGTGTCATGAACTTGACATAGCTGGTTGGACAGCAACCCAAGGTAATAGAAGTTCAATCTCATCTGAGGTTGTTACTACTGACCAAATGGGAGGTTCAATTAAGAAAGCCCAAGTCGGTCACGTCATCATAACCGTGGCAAAAACACTACAACAAAAAGAAATGAACTTAGCAACTATTGCAATTACTAAGTCTCGTTTAGGTAAAGATGGTGTTGTATTCGAAAACTGTAAATTCAACAACGAATTACTTGAAATAGATACGGAATCATCTGTAACCTTCTTAGGTTTTGAAGAACAACAAGAAGAAAGAAAAAGAGATAGAGTTAAGGAGCTTCTCGAGAAAAGAAAAGAAAGAGAGCAACAAAAAAATCCATAATTAAATATCTACTTTATAACAAAAAAACTTATTTTTTTTTAATTAATTTTGTGGTCGGAAAGTGTTCGACCGCATATTTATCATAAAAATCGACGATTTTTTGATAAAAACTTACACAACAAAAACTACAAAAAATGGACATTTCGAACAGGATTTTATCGGAGATTACAGTATACATGAAGTATGCTAAGTATATTCCCGAACTTAAGAGAAGAGAAACGTGGCAAGAATTAGTCACAAGAAACATGGAGATGCATATCAAAAAGTATCCCAAACTAGAAGAAGAAATCAGAGAGAACTATAAATACGTTTATAGAAAACAAGTTCTTCCTTCAATGAGGTCAATGCAATTTGCAGGTAAACCCATTGAAATTTCTCCAAACAGAATTTACAACTGTGCATTTGCACCGATTGATGATTGGAGAGTATTTTCTGAAATCATGTTCTTACTCTTAGGTGGAACAGGTGTTGGATACTCAGTTCAAAAACACCATGTTGAGTTGTTACCTGAGGTTAGAAAACCAAATAAAGAGAGAGGTAGAAGATGGTTAGTTGCAGACTCTATCGAGGGATGGGCTGATGCTGTTAAAGTATTAGTCAAGTCATACTTCTTTGGTGGTTCTCATATCGAGTTTGATTATAGTGATATCAGACCAAAAGGTGCTAGACTTGTAACATCGGGTGGTAAGGCTCCTGGTCCTCAACCACTGAAAGAATGTCTAATCAAATTAGAAGGTATTTTAGAAGCGAAAGAAGATGGAGAAAAATTAACTCCAATCGAAGTTCATGACATGGTATGTCACATTGCGGACGCAGTGTTAGCTGGTGGTATCAGAAGAGCGGCTTTGATTTGTTTATTCTCAGCAACTGATGAAGATATGATTGGTTGTAAAAGTGGTGCTTGGTGGGAACAAAATCCACAAAGAGGAAGAGCTAATAACTCAGCAGTATTGATGAGACACAAAATTACAAAGGACTATTTTATGGACCTTTGGAAAAGAATCGAAGCAAGTGGTGCTGGCGAACCTGGTATCTACTTAAGTAATGACAAAGATTGGGGAACTAACCCATGTTGTGAAATTGCACTTCGTCCTTTCCAATTCTGTAACTTGACTGAAGTGAACGTTTCAAATGTCGTATCTCAAGAAGATTACGAAGATAGAGTTAAGGCTGCTTCTTTCATTGGCACTCTTCAGGCAGGATATACTGATTTCCATTATCTAAGACCAATTTGGCAAAGAACTACAGAAAAAGATGCCCTTATTGGTATCTCAATGACAGGAATTGGCTCAGGAGCGGTTATGGGTCTCAACATGAAATCAGCGGCTAAAGTGGTAAAAGAAGAAAATGAAAGAGTAACATCCCTAATTGGTATTAATAAGTCGGCTAGAACCACAACAGTAAAACCGGCAGGAACTACCTCACTAACACTTGGAACTTCATCAGGTATTCACGCATGGCATAACGATTACTATATCAGAAGAGTTAGAGTTGGTAAAAACGAAGCAATATACACACACCTAAAGAATAATCATCCTGAACTTGTTGAAGATGAATATTTCAGACCACATGACACTGCAGTTATTAGTATACCACAAAAGGCACCTGAAGGGTCTATCTTAAGAAATGAATCACCCATTCAACTCTTAGAAAGAGTTAAAAAGGTTCAACAAGAATGGATTAAACCAGGTCATAGAAATGGTTCAAATGCACATAACGTATCTGCAACAGTTTCTATTCGTGAACATGAATGGCCGGCAGTTGGTGAATGGATGTGGGAAAATAAGGAACATTATAATGGACTTTCAGTTTTACCTTACAATGGTGGAACATATATTCAAGCACCTTTTGAAGATTGCACAAAAGAAAAATACGAAGAGCTATTACAAACGCTAAAAGATGTTGATTTGTCAAAAATTGTTGAAAATGATGATGATACTGATTTAAGTGGAGAACTAGCATGTGCTGGAGGAGCTTGTGAGATTACATTGGTATAACCTATGAAAAATAATGAAGATAAAAGGGTCGAGCCTAAAAAACTTGACCCTTCTTATTTCTACGAAGAGAACGGTAGAATAGTGTTCACAGAGAATTATCACACTAACAGAGGATATTGTTGTGGAAATAATTGTAGACATTGTCCATTCGAACCGAGAGCTGAAAGAGGAAATACTATATTAAAAAAATAATCCAACTATATTTATACAATATGGCAGATGGAATTACATATGGTATAAATTTCCCCTTTAGGGATTCGAGGAAAGGAGACTACTTAGCACTTACTGAATTTGAGGCTCAGGAAATCAAAGCTGACCTTCTACATTTAATTCTTACAAGAAAGGGTTCGAGATATTTTCTACCAGAATTCGGAACGAGACTTTATGAATTTATATTTGAACCTTTCGATGGGTTGACATTTGCAGCAATCGAATCAGATATCAGAGATGCGGTTTCCCAATTTATGCCAGAGTTACTTTTGAATAATATAACAATAGAACCTGCTGATATCCAAGAGGAAATCGATTCAGCCAATACTCCAAACATCGCAGGTCCTGGTGATATATCAATATATCGTTTCCCGGGTAAAGGGACTTCTGAATATACCGCAAAATTAAGAATTGACTATTCAACCGAAAGGAATGCGTTTGGTCAAAGTGATTTTATAATTGTCAATATTTAAAATAGATGGCGAACAGAAAAATATCATATACTACAAGAGATTATCAAGCAATAAGAACCGAGCTTCTTAATTACGTCAGAACATTCTACCCTGAATTAATTCAGGACTTTAATGATGCATCTGTTTTTTCAGTGTTCTTAGACATGAATGCCGCGATTGCCGACAATTTACATTACAATATCGATAGAAGTATTCAAGAAACAGTATTACAATACGCACAACAAAGGTCATCTGTTTATAACATAGCAAGAACTTATGGATTAAAGGTTCCTGGTCAAAGACCTTCAGTTGCACTTGTTGACTTTTCAATTACCGTTCCAGCCTTTGGAGACAAAGAAGATGAAAGATACCTCGGAGTTTTAACGAGAGGTTCACAGTTTACCGGTGGTGGGATTGTTTTTGAAAATATTAATGATATTGATTTTGCATCACCATACAACTCTCAAGGTTTTCCAAACAGATTGAAGATACCAAATTTCAACGCAAACAATGTCTTGATAAATTATACAATTACCAAGAGAGAACTTGTCGTAAATGGTATTACAAAGGTTTTCAAAAGGGTTATTACCCCGAATGATGTAAGACCATTCTTAGAGTTATTCCTACCTGAAAAAAATGTTCTAGGTATCACAAGTGTATTGTTGAAAAATGGAACTGAATATACTAACATCCCTTCAGTTGCTGAATTCTTGGGGGCACAGAATAGGTGGTATGAAGTTGACTCATTGGCCGAAGACAGAATCTTTGTTGAAGACCCGACCAAAGTTTCAGACCAGCCTGGTATAAAAGTAGGAAGATATATTCAAACTCAGAATAGGTTTATTTCAGAATACACAGCCGAAGGATTCAAAAAATTAACTTTCGGAGGCGGAACAAATACCGCACAAGATGCATTAGATGAATTTACAACTTTAGGTTTGACTGCTGAAATACAAAGATACTCTAATAATATGTCTTTGGGTGCGGCTTTAGTCCCTAATTCGACACTGTTTATTCAATATAGAATCGGTGGTGGATTGGCAACAAACTTGGGAACAAATGTAATCAATCAAATCGGAACGGTTTCGTTTTATGTTAACGGACCATCAGAATCGACTAATTCGTCAGTGGTTAACTCATTGAGATGTAATAACGTAACAGCAGCTGTTGGAGGTGCTGGAGTTCCAACAGTAGAAGAGGTTAGAAACTATGTTTCATTCAACTTTTCGGCACAAAAAAGAGCTGTTACGGTTCAAGATTATGAATCATTGATAAGAACAATGCCATCACAATATGGTGCACCTGCCAAAGTTTCAATTACCGAAAATGATAATAAGATTCTCATCCAATTATTATCATATGACACCTCAGGAAAACTAACAAGTATTGTCTCAAACACGTTGAGACAAAATGTTGCAACTTATCTTTCTAATTACAGAATGATGAACGACTATATTTCGATTTTGACTGCAGAAGTAATTGACCTTTCTTTTGAAATTTCAATTGTTCTCGACTCCGCACAAAATTCAGGACAAGTTATTACCGCTGTAGTGGATAGAATCTCTGCATACATGGACCCACTCGGAAGAGAAATGGGTCAGAATGTAAATTTATCTGAACTCGAAAGTATTGTTCAAAACCAAAACGGAGTTCTGACAGTTGCTGACGTAAAAGTTTTTAATAAAGTAGGTGGTCAATATTCTTCAGCCGAAACGTCAATGGAATATTCAGACCCAGAAACAAAACAGATACAACCTGTAGACAATACAATCTTTGCACAACCCTCACAGGTTTACCAAGTTAGATACCCAACAAAAGATATCAAAATCTTAGTTAAGAATTTCCAATCTGTAACCTTTTCTTAATTAGTTTATTTCGTAATCAATTCACTTATTTTTAAGTGGTGTGTGATTTCGTCTTTGAAAATTACAGTTAAACTATTTATTGAAAAACTAGTTGATGGGTCAATCCTATAGAATAAGAACCGAATTAGGTGTAAACAAAACAATTAATGTTCAACTCGACCAAGACTTTGAATTTTTAGAAATTCTGTCTTTGACAATACAACAAACGGATGTTTATATAAGAGCTTGTGCTGATTACGGTGTGGTTGTAGGAAGAGTTACTGCTAATAACGGATTTGGATTACCCAACGCAAGGGTCTCGGTTTTTGTTCCTATCACTGAGGTAGACCAATCGAACCCTATCATTTCAAGTATATATCCTTATAAGTCTCCTGAAGACAAAAATGAAGATGGATATCGATACAATCTCCTACCTTACGAAAGGTCACATAGCGGACACAATCCTACAGGAACTTTACCAAGTAGGCTTGATGCATTGACCGCGTCTACGGTTGTTGAGTTATACGATAGGTATTACAAATTTACCGCAAAAACAAACGAAAGTGGGGACTACATGATAATGGGAGTTCCGGTTGGTAATCAACAATTTGTGATGGACGTTGATTTGTCGGACATGGGTGAATTCTCATTGACACCACAAGATTTAATTAGAATTGGAAGGGCAACGGAATCACAAGTGGCGGGAAATAGATTTAGAAGCTCAACTGATTTGAATTCTCTTCCTCAAATTGTAAATTTGAATAGAACAATTGAAGTTAGTCCTTTATGGGGTGACCCTGATGTTTGTCAAATAGCAATCAACCGACTTGATTTTGATTTGAGGGATGATGCAAACATTGACATACAGCCTACTTCTGTTTTCATGGGTTCGGTTTATTCCACACCTGACAAGTTTAGGTTAAGACCCGATTTGAAATTAGGTTCTATAACAATAAGGGGTGGTAAACCGAGAGATAATTTCGGTAACCTATGTTCACTTGTTGCAGGACCTGGTCAAATACTTGCAGTAAGACAAACAATTAATACTGACTTGAGCGGCAATCCAATTCTTGAAGAATACAGATTGGAACAAAGTGGAAATTTAATAGACGAAAATGGGGTATGGTTGGTAGAACTCCCAATGAATTTGGATTATTTAGTCACAAACGAGTTTGGTGAAAAAATTCTATCAAACGACCCAACGATTGGAATTCCCACTAAGGGAAAATATAGATTTAAAATTAAATGGCAACAATCAAATAGTCTAAGTGAATCTGTCAAAAGACCGTATTTTTTAGTTCCAAACGTTAGAGAGTATGGTTGGAGTAGCACTGCGGTTGACCCAAACAATCCTAATGTTAACCCTCCTTTACAACAAAGAAATCAACTAAAAAGTTCTTATTATTTTGGGCTAGATTGGTCAGGTTATACTAACGGGTTTTCTGTTCAGGACGCAACAACAAAACTTAATGAGATGATAAACTGTGAAGACACATTTTATCAATTCGAATATAATAGAGTTTATACAGTTTCAGGTTTGATAGACCAATATAAAGATGGGGGTAGAGGAAGGTTTATAGGAATCAAAGAAATTGATGATGATTCATGTTCTGACACAGTGAATAAATTTCCGGTAAACGAAGGGTTCAAAAACTTTGACTTTTTATTTTTTATTGTCTCACTTTTACTTCAACTCCTTCAGATTGTTTCAATCCCACTTTTAATTGCACTCCATTTTATAGTCTTCTTTTTAAATCTTTTGTTGGGTTTGAAAAATATCCTTATTGGTTTATTTGCGGCTTTAGTTGGATATCATTTATACCTTTTCGGAAAAGGTGTTATTAAAGGTATTAAACTTTATATTGAAGCTGGTAAGTTAACTGCGGCTGGTGCAAACTTGGTTGGAACTGGAGTTGCATCTATTGCTGGTGCTGCTTTAAAATTTTTGGCAGGTCAAAAAACTACAGAAGCAAAAGATACTTTAGCAATTGCAGGGAAAAACTTAGCAATTTCAATAAAATATGGATTATCTATTTTTGCTATAAATAAAATATACCAAATTTTCCGAGGTCAGAAAATAAAAGTTATATCCCTACCGGTATTAACATATCCAGACTGCCAAGGTTGCGAGTGTAAACCAAAAGATATATCTCAAGACCAATCATTAACATCAAGTCAAAGTGGATTACTCTCAAGATTCTCAGATTCAATTCAATATTATGAAAAATTATTAGCAAGCCCTTATGTTCAGTCGTTCGATGAGGATAGTAGAGATGCGGTGGCACTTGCATTCGCAAGTGCTGCGGGTGGAAATGACGGTGACCCATTCAGTAGAAACTCATACAAGGTTATGGATTCAGGGGATGATGGTAGTATTTTTATAGATGGTTGTCCTGTTGATTTTTTCGCTTACTCAAATTATCTCCCCTTAGGTGAAAGAGTTAATATTTTTAACACGAGAAAAAAATATTTTGATGGTGTTAATCGTATCAAAGTTACATTTAATTCACCAAATAATTTGGTTAATCACTTGGATAATACACTTACAATCTTTTTGTCAGACAAACTTGAAACTGGCACATTGTTAAGTTTTGTTAACCCCTTAGATACAACCGACGTTAACTTTAATTTCACAGGAAATACACCACAAACAAGTGGTATTTATGGACAGGCTCTTAATCCTGGTCCATCAACATATAATGTGGGATATTGTGACCCTAACAACCCTTATAGTAACCTCACAACAACCTACCAATTAAATAGAGGTTCCGAGATAACGGGGTATACATATCCGGCGGATATCGAATATTATCAAGTAATTACTGCACTAACAATAAATCAAGCGATAAACTTATTTGGTGGAGCTCCAGATGAATCTTTACCGCAAATTGTAAATTCAGGGACGGTTATTATTGGAAATAATCAGAAACACATTAAAATTCTTGGTATTTGTATCAACACTGGTTGGCTCAACGGATATTACACCAACGAAATTCCTTATTCACAAATTTTCCAAGATTATGGAAATCAGTATATCACAATCTTACAAAGAGGTGTTGACCCGTATTCACCAACCTACGTGAACAAATACGGTTTAGGAGTTCTTTTTGGTTTCAATGACCCTGATGCATTAACCTTGACCGCAGAAACAAGACTTAATATTCCAATCCAGAAACTTAATTCCAATATAATGAGCGTTCAACCATTCACACAAAATGGTCAATCTGAAATATTTTACCCATCTCATTTCTTCAGGGGTGGTATAAATAACACGACTGAAATAGGAAAACAGTGGTCAGCATTCACAACTTTCAACGTGGGATATTATAGTAGTTTGGATAGAACAACTAATCCATCTGGTTCATTAGATTTTTCAAACGGAGTCGTTTCTAGCCCATATAATGGTGCATACTCATCTATTGTAACAACACCTTCACAACGTGTTGGAAAATATAATACAGCTGAAGATATTTCTGGTGCAGCTTTCTTTTATGTTCAAGAATCTGGAAGGAGACCCAAAGATGTAGAAATAACCTATTACACAAATGTGTTCTTACCATCATTTACAGGTAATCCAATGAATATTTCCACTAACACTCTAAATGTGATGAGAACCGACAGATTACCCTCTTCAGATAACTTGGATGGTGGAACTTGGACATTGAATCCCGCTTTGTTACAACAAAACATTGGTTTTGCAATTTATCAAATCTCTGCGTATGGTGAAGGTGCAATTTCAGTGGATGCTTACAGCACAGGTGCGGACATAACAACCGCAGATATTGTAGGACAATACAGTTACACCAACGTTATAGATACATTAAATCTTTGTTCACAAATAGTTTCACTCAAATGTTACGAGGGAAATGGAACGACATTTAAAGTGAATACAGGATGCACTGAAACTGATGCAGTAGTAAGCGGATGTTACCAGTTCTTACGAAGACCACTTTTGGATATTGGAAAAGATATTAGAAATTTTAATGAGTGGGCATATAGATTCCGATTTAACTATGGTTTGTGTAGAGGGGTTTTGTCTCAATCATTTACGAATAATTGGATAAACGGTTCTTTATTTATGTTCCCAATCCAAATAGATGTATTTTTTGATTTGAACAATAAACCTTTGGCACCAAAGTATCCTTCAAGGTTAACTTATTTTGATAGTGATACAAACAATTTTTATTTTAGAAGTAGTCCATTTTTAAGTGGTTCAACATCTTCGAGATTTATAGGTTCCCCCGCAAATACATTAGGGCCACAATATTCAATTAATTCGAGAAATCTTTTATTTCCAACAACAATCATAAATTTGGGTATGAAGGATTCGTTTTACCAAGAAATTATAATGGAGGCATCCGCAAAGGCTTATGTGATGTCAAATCTGAATCCTACAAGTTACTCCGACACATCAGATATTGTAAACCTATTTGTTCTTTCTAGAATCACGAGTGCGACTTTCTTACAACAAATGTTGGGATTGAGAGATAACTCAATCAATAGTTTATTCACGAGGTCATCGACAGTTGGAATTATTCAACCTAAGAATAGGGTGGATGCCGACTTGGTTCAAATGATGTCAATTAATAGTGAAATTGGAATAGTTCCTTTCAGCACAGAATTTTATCCTTTTGATGCAAATGACCCGAACAATGCTGTTGTAGTTTTACAAACCGCAGGTAATAATGTTATGGGAATATTCTTCTCATCCTCAACTGCAGATTTACAGATAAAAGACTATATTTCACCAGGGGTTATTAACTTCAGACCAGCATCTAACGCAAATGCACTGACATATCCTTTCGGTATTAAATCACAAAGAGTTCCTTTTTATCAGTGGGGTTTAGAAGGCGGTAATTCAATTTTTGGAACTGAAAAAAATAATTGGAAAACGAACATATCAGATGGTATTATCTCTTACGAATATCAATCTTTGAGTAGAAGATTTACGAATGCACCATCTTATTTCAGTGGTTCATACAACAACGTAAGTGACATATATCAAAGAGGTTATATTTTTGCTGTTAACCAAAACCAACAATATTCTGCAACGGCTGGAACTTGGACAAACAATTTTATGATTGGTGCTCCAAACCAGTTTTACTTTGGATTAGTTGCAGGTGCGTCTGCTTTGGATAAATTTAAGACAAAATATAGTGCAGATGAATAACTATAAAATTATACCGAGTAGTCTGACTTTCCAAAGTGCTCCTTTTGTTGACCAGGAAATCACCTTGACCTTACAAGAAAAACAACAAGAAATTACTGAATATGATAGAAGTCAAACAATAAGTTTAGCTCAGGTTTATGACGATGAGAGACAGGAATCTACAGTCTTCAGACCGACATTCAAACTTAGTTATTTGTATTCCAACACTTATACAGGAACAACTGAATACATTCCATTTAGAAATAATCTGTTTTATGTAAACCCTGAGGTTTCAACGGTCAGCACAATTTGGAAAGGATTCCCTCAGTTTTATGAGTTTGATTTCTACAGACCCGATGTTAAAGACCAACATTTTCCATATAAATCTAAAAGTGCTTATACCTACAATTGGACATATTATCTAACATATCCTTACGAAAACCAATATAATAAACAATTAACATATTATTCTAATAACACACCAATCAATTGGGTTGCAGGAGACGGAATTCCATTTGAAATATTTAACTCACAACAAAATGGTGACAACATAATAAGTTTTAGATGTATTGCTCCTCATGGAGTTTTACCTAATGAATATGTCGAACTATCACTCACATATAGGAATGAAAAGATTTTCCAAGTATATTCTTTAGGTAACGGATTAGTTGAATCTGACCCTTATATCTTCAATGTTTTAAATGTTGGATACACTGGCTCTACTTTCAACAACGGAACTAGAGGAACTTTTAAAAGAGTTATCAATCCAGATAATCTTAATGAGACTAAATCGAAATACTACATCAAAAAACTAAAGGTTGTGACAAATTTGGACGATATCATTGTAACAAAAGCTGGTTTTGAAAAAAATGTTTTTGGTGAAGAAAGAAAATTTGAATACAGTTCGATTACTCCCAATAAAGTCACGAGGGTTTCTCAGAAGACAAGTAGTAACGCTTATTCGTTCACGTCCGCATACGATTTGGATTTCGCTTCCCTAAAAGATAACAACGGTAGACCGTTAAACGAGATTAATCTAACTGTGATAAATAAAGGTTATTCAGGTTATTTCAATCAGCCTAATAATGGTGTCGGAATAAAACAGGGATGGGAATTCAATCTTTCAAAAAATATTAATCCGTGGTGGGATTTGAATAACACACAGTCAAACTCATCTATTCAAACATCAGCATATACTTTGACAAGTGGTGTAACAAAGACATTCACTTATAATTTAGACTTGAAAAGAGCAGATGTTATTGATGGTGATTTTTGTGAGTGGAATGATTATGAACAAATCGAAAGGGTCATATCAAAATACTATCAAAAAATAAAATACAATCAAAGTGTGTTTCAAACAACAAATAACAGTAATACGAACTCACCTGGTTTTTACTATGAGCCACATATCCCTATGACCATAAGAATATTTTCAGATTACATCGAAACAGGAAATGTCGACGCGATTGAGAATATACCAAGCTGGGCTTTTTATTCTACCCAAGACAGAGAATTCAGATGGAGAGACCTATACACATATGGATTCAAAGATAGTTCAAACAGGGGTGTGGATTATCCTTTCTTTAACACGGCGCATTACCCTTTTGTATCTGCCGTATTTAGATTAATACCTGAGGGAATAGATTACAATGAATCTATTTTAGGTGTAGATGAACCAATTAAACCTTTGATAGATGGATGTGAATAAATTTCAAATTTTAAGAGAGGGGGGAATATCCAAACAAATTAATATTCCGATTCAGATGACTTGGGATTATTTGGGTTTGGATGACTCTATTGATGAATATGAAACTCAAATAGTTAAAGAGGTTATTGGTGATGGTAGAGACTTTGAGGTAACAAGATTTAGTCACGCCCCACATAACAGCCCCTCAATCTTTATCAATCCAACGACGGGCCAAGTAACTCAATCAAATATAGTTGGAGGTTCAGACTCTACTGTATGTAATTATGAATTTTATTTTTATTCAGGTGGTTCGATTAATGATTTGAATAATTGGCAGATTAACTACTTAGGAGAAGGATTTACACCTCAAGACTTATACTACTATAATAACTCATTTACGAACTCGTTTTTTAAGTTGGACCTTTATGACACTCCTGATGAAAAAAGACAAACAAACTACCTAACAATCATCATACCAACCCAACAAGGTCTGAAGATGGACACTCGAATGCAAAGAGCCACAGTCTCAGTAAAGAAACCAAAGTTTATTTTGGATTTCATCGGAGACAAAGAGGGTTTCTTTATCTACTGGTTAAAGAAAAGAGAATTTTTGAACATATCAACATTCTATATGTCAGCCAAGTTTTATAACGCAGGAACTGGTCAATTTACCAAAATGATGACAGGTAGAGGATGGGACCCTCAAAGTTCGACTCCTCCTTGTCAACAACAATGGCCAACTCCATTTAATGTTGATAGAACCTTGGGACCACAGTCATGTATGTCGGTAGGAGAAAGAAATACATTCGACAACACACAATATTTTTATTACACAGTTCAAATAGATTATCCAACACAAACATATCAGGTGTATAATACTGCTGGACAAAGATTGGGAACAAGTATACCCATAAAATGGTTTGAATATATAAATCCATGAGTCAAGATTACTATAAGGTTATTATTTCACCTGAGACCGTAAAAGGGGATATTGCTGTTGTAAATTACAATAATACTTCAGTCGGTGTATATTCTGCAATGACCAAGGTTGTGAGTTCAGGACCTGGTGGGTCCTCGTTATTGAAGGAGGTGTCGGTTCCGATATTACTTAGACAAAGTGCGGTTGATTGTGGCTATTATAGTCCTTTTGACGGAGCGGTATTACAGAAAGATGTTGTGGCGAATTTTTTGTTCTCAGCAACTACTGGAAGTCCAATGACATATTATGTTTATAATACTTCGGACCAATTCCAAAATTTCTTGCAGCTCTCTGCCTACAGAGTCGATTGGGGTGATAATTCACCAAAACAATCAATTACAAATTATGCACCCAATTCAATAAACCATACATATCCCACTCCGCCAGTTGGAACTACAAAAGATTACAAAATCACGTTGGAACAAATCAACCCTTGGGGTGTAACAACTGTCACTAAAACAATTTCAGTTCCTTACAGTAAAGTAACAATATTCAATCCACAAGGTGAATGTTTCTTTGCACCATCATTTGGTAATTGGATTGGAACCCCTGTTTCATATGATTATATATTTTCAGGTGATGCAGAAAACAATGTTCAAGACCAAGTGAGTTCGAAATATATAACAATTCCGTTTACGGTGTCAGGGGTAAGTAGGTCTAGAATCACAGAATTGAAACCTTACGGTAATTTAACAATTAATCAAAGAATCAATTTACCAATCATAAATAATGGGGTGCTGTGGGGTTCAATTACTAATGTTGGAAATGGTTTTACTGCTTACACTATCCAAGACACCAACTATATTGACTATGGAGATGGAACTACAATTTTCTATCAACCATCATCTGGTTTAACCGAATATAACATAACCGCGGTGCCGATAACAAAAAATGAAACTTTGCTTAAAGTAATGGACCAACCTCAGATTCAAACAAACGTATTTGTTGAGAGAGGGAAGAACAGTGCTTACGAAAGGGTCCAAAGACTTGGTGAGGTGGACAACTTGGGTGACATGATAAACTATGGTTATGGTTTTTTTAATGTCATTAAAAAAGATACATAAACTATTTATAGAAAAATAATTTTATATGGCAATTGGCTCATATGGCACGATAAGACCTTCAGATGTTTCACCAGAAGATGTTGAAATCATAATGAATTATACCCCGACAAGAGACGCCACAGATAACTTCGTTTTAAGTAAACTCGATGCTCAAACAATATTGAGACCATATTTCGAAAACACTGAAACAGGAGGAAACTCAGGGGTTGAAGTAATAGGAGGATTATATAATCTAACTCTTCCTGCAAATCAGTTCAATGCTTTGGGAATCTATACTCTATATTTGAGACCAGCTCAGATAAGAACAATAATCACAGATTGTGGTGTTTTAAGTGCATTACCTAATGTCAAAGGACTTGTGATTGACTTAAACAACGTTGACCCACAATTCCTTAACAAATTTGTTCCACAAGGGTTGGTGGGATTCAGAATCGAATATCTTAATCCTGATGGTTCGAAGATTCCAAACTTCTTCAGAGTTGTAACTTCTTGTTTCTACTGTGAGGCGGTGGTTGCAAATGAGGTTAATACATCTCAAAAGTCAATCAGATATAGATACGTTGATAACAATTCTAACTTGTTATTCCTGACGGTATCACCATCTTCATCACCAACAAACAGACCAAATGCAACACCGTATATTGGACAACCTGACCAAGGAATAATAATAACAAACACCTTTTTCAATCCTGTAACTGTTGAAATTGAAATGGTCGAATACGATATATCATCTCTTGCAATTGCACTTTATGGTAATCAAACCAAATCTATCGACGATGGAATCTACACCATCTATGATAGTCAAAATAACATTTACAGACAGTATAACTTGTATGAAATTAGAGACCAATTCAATGCATTATTATATGAGGTTAGACAGAACAGAGGTGATAATATTGATTTCAGTAAGAATTTTACATCAATTACTAGTTAATGGCGACATCAAGAAGAACAACTAAATTTTTCTATCCGCCAAGACCAGGAAGTGGGGCGGCTACCTTCTCTGACAATATTGTAGGATTGCAGACAGTTGAAGGGGGCGGTCTCACGCAAGGTAACTTCGAATTCACAACTTCTATTGTGGAGAAAGTGAATCGTAGATTTAATGTTGGTGCTTTTTCGGAGCCTATAGATTTGGATTATCTTGATGTTGATACACTTGCTGAGAGTAGAAGAATTCAAGCGACTCAATTCAGGGTTTACCCGAACTATGATTTGTCTCAGGTTACAAATTTCACATTATATGGTTCACTATCAAAAAGATTTCAAGTATCAATTACTCATATTATAAGTGTATTTCCTGCTTCTTTAGATATTCAATTTTTGAACGATGATTTCCTAACTGGATTTACAGCACAGAATGTCGCGTATGACCCGATTTATGATGAAACAAGTTTTGAAGTAAGTGTTAATAGAATCAAAAACCCATTTGACGTTGATTATTCTGTAAGTGCGGCCACAAACCTAAACATGAGAGAAATTGGTGTGTCACCTTATAGGAATCTCTACAATACTTACTTAGATTACTGCGTATCAATCAATGATGATATTTTCAAAGTTATTTCATTTACACCCTCTCAAACATTATCAAGTGGTATAATCAAATTCACTGTTTCCGGTGCACCTTTTGGACAAACCGCAACAACAAGTATTCAAGAGTATCAAATAAGACCGAATGATTTCATAGTTGACAGAATTTTTGCTGAGAGTTTGGATGAGGTTGAAAAGTTTCTGATGAATAGATTGGTTAGACCTGAATACACAGCTGTGTTCCAAATACCACAGCAAACGGAAGGGGGTCAGTTTTATACAAACAACCAATCTGTAACATGGCCTAAGGACGGTCCATGGAATTTAGATATTCGTTCTTTCTTATTCGAAGAGTATTTGACACAATTGGAAACAATTGCGGTAAATCTTGATTCATATAAAACAAATTTAATTTCAAGATTTTTTGTTTCAGATTCATTGAAAGAATTTGATACATTAGGAAGGAAAGCCGAAAAGATTTTTCAAATTTACGGAAGAAGTTTTGACCAAGTCAAAAACTTCATCGACGCTTTAGCGTTTATGAACTCTGTAAATTATAATGTTGGTAATGACATCCCATCTCAATTGTTAGTTAACCTATCTCAAACCTTGGGATGGAGTTCAAATTTTTCACCTATTACTGATACGGACTTTTTAGATTCGATTTTTGGAAATACACAAACACCTTCATATCCAGGTTATGCGAGAGCCCTTACACCAACTGAAATCAACTACGCATTTTATAGGAATTTGATTCTCAACTCAGCATACCTTTTCAAATCAAAAGGAACGAGACGAAGTGTTGAGTTTATGATGAGATTGATTGGTGCACCCGAGTCGTTAATAGAATTCAACGAGCACATCTATTTGGCTGACCAAAAAATCAACATGGAACAGTTCGACACACAATATGCGGCCATAACAGGTGGAACTTATGTTCAAAACACACCGGCTTATCTACCAGGTTCTACATATAAAATAAAAGGAAAAACCTTTACAGCCTTCACAACTGTTGACACCTATCAAGATGTTCAGATAAATCTAGATGATTATCCAATAGACGCTCAAGGATTTCCTAAGGCTCCCGTAAATACGGAATCTTATTTCTTCCAATTGGGTGCTGGTTGGTATGAAAGCACACCACAACATAGAAGTCCAGATGAGGTTCAAATTACAGGACAAATCTATACAGGTCAGAACTACGATATTCAAACTCAACTACAACCATTTACATATGGTCAAAAATATCTCGATAGGTTCAGAGATTTTCCTTATATGACCGAGGGATTCAAACTTAAAAAAGTTGTTGACAATAATAAGTCGTGGCTTGAAGAGGATGACAAGATAAGAGTTTCAAGGGATGCTAATTTCAACGCTTATTATTATGCGGACAATGAAAAACTCGTATTGAATGTTAAAAACATAGATTTGTTTTTGAATGCTTCACAAGGACTTGTTTACGACGTTTGGGTTTCTTCAAGAAAATACGACTACCCGATTCCTGAATCAGGTCTGACAATTGGATATCCAGTTCCAGGTGGAGTCGACTCAACTTTTATCAAACCCGAACCAAAAAAGAAAACATTCTTCGAATTCTACCAAACTTTTTGGGAGAATATGATTAATACTAGAAACAGACAATATATCACTGATGGTAAAACAGGAGGATATCCAACTCTTCAATCGGTTTGGTGGAAGTATATCCAATCAGAACAAACAGTGGGTATACCAAACAACAAATATACGTATCAAAAACTAATCGACTACATCAACGGATTGGGTCCGTGGTGGATGAAGTTAGTAGAGCAAATGATACCTGCAACCACAATATGGAATACAGGTTCAAGACTCGAAAACTCAATACTACACAGACAAAAATACGTTTATAGAAGACAAAGAGGTTGTGAAATAATTCCTGTGCCAGTTGAGCCTTGTTTTATAATAACAAACATTTTTGATTACACATGTCAAACAGAATATGTTGACTTCAACATATATCCTTGGTTAAATGGTGATACAAATGTATCAAACTTCCAATCGATTTTAGCAAATAGACTAAACATAATGCTCGAAGCACAAGTATTAACCTTAAACGATTGTGTTCAAAGTTCAGTTGAAACAAATTGGTATGTTGATTTGGAAATTGCGGGACAAAAAATTATACAACAACCTTTCTACACAGGGTATGGATTCACGGATGTTCCAACAAATTCAAATTGGAGAAATGCTTTGATTCAATATCTACCAGCAGTCTACGATTATGGGTTTACATATTTCCTAAATGGAAATAATTTATCAATAACTAATTCGACATGCACACCAAGAAACATGAATGAAACAGTCAAACTAAACGTATGTATTAACATAAGCATAAATTGTTAAATTGAATGGCATTATTTGATTATACATTATTAGTAACAGGGGATTGTCAAAATAACGGAAGCGGTGCATTCCAAATCTCTTTCTCAGGTGGTATAGAACCATATACCGTCCAATTTGTTGACCCTTATTATCCGACGGTTACATTAGCTGAAAATGCGCCAGTAACCAAATCAGGATTATTTAGTTCAGTCGTCCTAATGACTGTGAATGATAGCACTTTACCAACAAATCAAGAAATTAATGTTAACATACCTATTTCGAGTGGAGTGTGTTGTAGTGTTCTCGGTGTTCAGAACACCACTTGTGCTGAAAACAATGGTTCTGTTACTGGTTCCTCTAATACGATTTATTCTTCTGCAAATTATTCTGTCTTCTCAGGTGACGGAACACTTGTTCAAACTTTCCTTTCAAGCAACCCAACCGTAATTTTTGAAAATCTTTCGGCCGGAACATATTACTTGGCCGTTAGTGATTTAGGTGGATGCTCAGGTTTTAGCCAAAGTTTTATCGTTGAACAATCTCTTCTCACCAACTACGGTTTATATTCCATACCTAATTCGAGTTGTGGAGGAACCCCGATTGGTAAGATAATGGTCACGGGACTAACGGGACAAGGACCTTTTACTTATTTGTGGTCTAATGGTCAGACAGGTGCAACTGCAACAGGATTGACTGAAGGATTATATTCGGTTGAAGTTAAAGATGGTTTTGGTTGTGTAAACATAAAAGATGCTGCTGTCGTCAACGTCGACCAAATGGGTGCGTTTTTCACAACAGAAACCAATCCAAGTTGTTTCCAAAGCGATGGCTCAATTACTCTCACAATAACAGGTGGAAGTCAACCATATTATTACTCCGCGTCAACAGGCCAAGTTCTCATATCATATGCTCAAGATTTTACGATATCAGGATTATCTGCTGGTGATTACAATTTCTCAGTCACAGATGCTGGACTGTGTCAAATATTCACGGGGACTACTTTACTAACACCAAACGGGATGAGTTCTGTAAGTGTTGTTGGAACTAATTCTTATTGTTCAAGTAATGATGGATTGATAACTGTCACAGTTATAGGAGGACAAGGTCCCTTTACCTACACCTTGGTTGGCGACGGAGGAAACCAAAAAATTATTGTAGGACAACAACAAATTCAAACCTTTGAGAATTTATCTGCGGACACTTACTCAGTATTTGTTGAGGATTCTACAGGATGCCAATTTAGTCAAGAAGTGATAATATTGGCAATTAATAAATTCACACTTTCAACAGAAATCACAGGAACAACGTGTAATCAAAACAACGGAAGTGTAAGAATTACTACATCACCAGGATATACTCTACCATTGGATTATTCAGTTGATGGAATATTGAATGTTGTTGATACAAATTTAACAGCGGTAACATTTAATAACTTAACTTTTGGAAACCATGTTGTTACTGTTACTGACTCAACGGGATGTCAACAAACTCAAACAATTTTCATCCCAAAAGGAGACAACTTAGATTTTAGTTTATATAGTATTAATTGTGGCTCAGGAAACGATGGTCAAATTACCGCATTCATCACTTCGGGCACACCACCATTCCAATTCAATTGGTCAAATAACGTCCCATCTAACCCTCAACAAATTGAAGTTTACAATTTGACAGGAGGAACATACAGTCTTTCTATTGTTGATGCAAATGGATGTTCACTTTCACGCTCAACAACAATTACCTGTGACACCAACTATACATCTTATCAGTGTTATGTTATGGGAGAAGAAATCTTTAACATAGATTCCCCAACTAAACTCGGTTTACTACAAATGTTAAACGAGGGTTACGCTGATTTGACGCAAGACAATACAAACTGTGATTTGATTTCTGCAATATTCACAGCTAAAGTCAATGTCAACCCAGCGGGGTTGAGTGCATCAAGCACTTTCTTCACAGCAACGACTCTGAACAATCCGCCGGGTGATAATTTATGGTATGATACTATAAAGAGTCTACTACTTTCCATACCAGGAATTTTGACTGTAACAATAGACCAAATAAACAACCAAATAACAATTGCAACTAACCCGGCAAACAATTCATTGAATGGTCAAGAAATTGTTGTGGAGTTGTCGATTGTTTATGATATAATTTGTTTAACATAATGGTTCAGGTAAGAATAACAGAAATCACAGGGGGCACTTTTCCAATACAAGCTTTTATATCCGACATATACGGAAATAATCAGTTTTTACTTGGTACAATTAGTGGAGTTCCACCAACTGTTTATTACAATACAACTATTCCTACAATATTTCAGACCGCACCTGAAATCATGTTACGTTTGGTTGATGCAAATGGATGTGAGTCAGTAAAAATACTAGATTGTACATTTGGTTGTACTTTCAATATTACAGTTGAGCTCGAGAGTTGTGTTGTAAATATAGACATTCAAAATGCTGTATGTGGATTCAATATTATTTGTACATGATAAAGTATTTAATAATTTTTCGTTTCGAGATATTCAAATAGATAATCGTGGTATTTATTAAAAAAACCGCGGATGTCCCTTTATAATATTTTTTGTGTCAATACTGCTGAAGGTTGTAATACAGTAGTTACGCAACAGGTCTCGGTTACGGGATGTGTCACTTACATTGTAAGATTATCTCAGAATTCTAATGCCTTAGGTCCATTCGATATCTATTATGGGACTTCGACCTACCTTTCAGCCGCAACTCTTTATGCCTCTGCACAGACAAGAACCGAAATGTTCAACGGAGTTGTTATTACATTTGAATGCGTTACCCCTACACCTACACCTACTCCTACTGTAACACCTACGTTTACACCTACACCAACAAATACAGGAACCCCTAATTCTACACCTACAGAAACACCAACAACAACACAGACTCCAACAACTTCAGAGACTCCAACACAAACTCCAACTGAAACTCAGACACAAACACCAACTCCAAGTATAACTGCAAGCCCTGGTCAAACACCAACTGCAACAGAATCGCCGACCCCAACACAAACGGAGACACCAACAACAACTCCTACACCGACCCCTTCTACTTCTGAAACTCCTACACCAACACAGACGGGAACTCCAACCGAAACCCCATCACAAACACCTACAGAATCACCTACCGCAACACCTGGTGAGACACCAACTCAAACTCCAACTGAAACTAACACACCAACACCATCTGTAACACCAAGCGAGACGCCTACAGAGACTCCAACCCCAACAAATACTGAGACTCCAACACAAACACCTACGCAAACTGAAACTCCAACCGCAACACCGACAACAACACCTACAGCTTCAAGAGCATATTGGGAATATTCATTAGGTTATGATTTATCTAGCTCATTAACATCGTGTGGTAATTTTTACTCATCACCAACTAACTTCTACAGTGGACCTGGAGATGGACCTGGACCTAACATTGGGGAAACTTTATATACTGATTCGGCTCTTACAACACCAGCACCTGACGGATACTATTCCAACGGTGTTGCTTGGTATAGAGTTACAGGCGGAGCAGGTCTAATCACAAGTTCGGACCCTAACGGATGTTTGATATCTCCGACTCCTACTCCAACAGAAACTAACACACCAACTCCAACAGAAACTAACACACCAACTCCAACAGAAACTAATACACCAACCCCTTCGTTTACTCCTTCACCAACAGCAACTCCATCCGTATTTGAGATTTTAATTATAACTCAAGATGGTCAAGAATTAATTGCTCAAAATGGTGACCCAATTGGTGCTCAACAAGAAATTACATCATTCTTAGTTTCATCAGGGGAAACAACACAACCAATATGTATAGACCCACAAACGTTGGGTCAAACAATTTACAGTCCATCGAATGATTGGTATAGTGCAACGAGATTCTTTGCAGACAGTTCATTCAATACGCCTTTCAACGGGAATAATTATTGGTATACCAACAGCACCGACTCTCTCACAGGATATTGGCAAATAGATAGTGATGGATTTGTTGTCGGAGGACTATGGCAACCATGTTAAACCAAATAAAAAAGATTAATAGAAAATATTTATAAGCTATGGCAACAACAAGAATAACGGATTTACCTATAGTCCTATCGGCAGCCCCAGACGATAGGTTATATATAGTTACAGACTATACTGGAGGCACATCAGGAACTTCGGGGCAAATTACGTTTTCAGCCTTGACGGAAAGTATAACAGGAGGAACATCAGGGACTAGTGGAACATCTGGTTCAAGTGGTTCATCAGGAATCGACGGGACTTCTGGCTCAAGTGGTATCAACGGAACTTCTGGTTCGAGTGGAACATCTGGGGTAGATGGCACTTCAGGAACAAGTGGTTTAGACGGAACATCAGGCTCTTCTGGAACTAGCGGAATAGACGGAACATCAGGAACTAGTGGAATTGATGGAACTTCAGGAACAAGCGGATTAGACGGAACATCCGGAACTTCTGGTTCGAGTGGAACATCTGGAATAGATGGCACTTCAGGAACAAGTGGAGTAGACGGAACGTCTGGTTCAAGTGGCATAGATGGAACCTCAGGAACTAGTGGAATTGATGGAACCTCAGGAACTAGTGGAATTGATGGGACATCAGGAACAAGTGGATTAGATGGAACATCTGGTTCTTCTGGAACAAGCGGTTTAGACGGAACATCAGGGACTAGTGGAATTGATGGGACATCAGGAACAAGTGGAATTGATGGGACATCAGGTTCTTCAGGTTCATCTGGTTCTAGTGGAACAGATGGTTCTTCAGGAACTAGTGGAACATCAGGTTCATCTGGTTCCAGTGGAACAGATGGAACATCAGGAACTAGCGGAATAGACGGAACATCTGGGACTAGCGGAATAGACGGAACATCTGGGACTAGCGGAATAGACGGAACATCTGGAACTTCAGGAATTAGTGGAACTTCAGGCTCAAGTGGTTCGTCGGGAACAAGTGGAACATCAGGTTCATCAGGAACAAGTGGTATCGATGGAACATCAGGTTCATCAGGAACAAGTGGTATCGATGGAACTTCAGGAACTAGTGGTATTGATGGAACTTCAGGAACAAGCGGATTAGATGGAACTTCTGGAACAAGTGGTATCGATGGAACATCAGGTTCTTCAGGAACTAGTGGTATTGATGGAACTTCAGGAACTAGTGGTATTGATGGAACTTCAGGAACTAGCGGAACATCAGGTTCAAGTGGTTCTTCAGGAACTAGCGGAATGGACGGAACTTCAGGAACTAGTGGAACATCGGGTTCATCTGGTAGCTCAGGTTCTTCAGGCACAAGTGGAACATCAGGTTCATCTGGTTCTAGTGGAACAGATGGTTCTTCAGGAACTAGTGGAACATCAGGTTCATCTGGTTCCAGTGGAACAGATGGTTCTTCAGGAACTAGTGGAACATCAGGTTCATCTGGTAGCTCAGGTTCTTCAGGCTCAAGTGGAACAGACGGTAGTTCAGGAACTAGCGGAATAGACGGCACTTCAGGAACAAGTGGGACATCAGGTTCAAGTGGTTCTTCAGGCACAAGTGGAACATCAGGTTCTTCTGGAACAAGTGGGACAGACGGCACTTCGGGAACTAGTGGAACTTCAGGTTCATCTGGCTCAAGTGGGACA